AGACGAGGAAGGCCTCGCCCAGAAGCTCCGCCATGTGCGTAGCCTTGCCCGCGTAATTCATCGCAGCGAAAATCTTAAAGAAGTTCGCCTTATCGCCCAAGGCCAGATTCTCGTTAATCGTAATCCGGATAGGAACAAGCGTACCGTCGTCCAGCTTGCGCGGGGCGTGGTTCGGGCCGCTCAGTTCGAAGACCAAATCTACCTTCTTCTTATCCTTCTTCTGGCCGGGGTTATTGAAGTCGTTTTCCTCGTGGATACCCAATTCCAAGTAGGCGACAAAGCGAGCTTGCGCGATGCCTTGGGCCGGGGGCGTGTAGTCGCCTCCGCCTGCGTTCGCTTCCGTCATGTTCGGGCCGGTCTTTGCTGCTTCTGCAATCTTTGCTTTGAGGTCGTATGCCATGTGTCTAGTAGTCCTATGTTTTAGTGCGTAAGAAAAGAGGGCTTGTAGCCGTTCATATACTGCTGTCGAATGTCTAAGGTGTATTTGCTGGCTAGTTCTTCAAAGTCCGCTCCGAAGGCTCGTTCTTCCATCATATTGTTACCGTGGCTGGTAACGCTCGGGACTGGGACGGGAATCGTCCAGCCAAAATTCCATTCCATGTACGCGGAGGCATTAACCATGCACGCGTGGAGTACCGCGCTGGAGTCCACGAGTACCGACTTGTGAGCATCCGCGTAGACTGCATCGTGTACGTTATTGGTTAGCAGGGCCTTGCCCCCGAAGTTCTTACGAGCGTAGAAGGCGCGTACCGCGAGGTACATAGCGGCCTTCGCCCACTCCCCGCCCGTGCCCTGCACCTCGTAGTTAGCAATTTCGGTAGGGCTAAAGCTCTGGGGCATACCGCCCTGACGAATCGCCCAGGCCGGGGACGGGGACTCGCTGTAGCTGTAGACCTTGTTATCCGGAGTAACGCTACGCCCCTTGCCAAGCTGGCACATTAGGCCCTTAACTTCCGGGTGCGGCTGGATGTTCTGCGTAGGCCTGCGGCTGGCCTTGATACGGGCCGTCTTCGCCTCGTTGTAAATTGCAATCTCGGGATAGCGCAGGTTCTCCGCCTTAATCAGGGCTTCCACGTCCTCCACTGCCATACCCGTAGACTCTGCAATCTTCTTAGCCCCCGCCCCGTACGCCCGCTGGAAGCTGAATACCTTCGCCTCCGTGCGCTTCTTCTTCCACTCGGGCTTAGCTTCCGTGACACACAGGCGGAGCGCTTCCTCGTAGGTAATGCCTTCCTTCTGCGAGACTCGGACACAGTGCATATCCAGACCGAGCTTCAAATCCTCGATAAGCTGCTTACAGCATGTGAGGATGGCCTGGACGTACACCTCCAGCGCAGTAAAGTCCGATTGAACAATCTGCCCGTCCTCCGCAAAGCGCGAGACGAACACACGTTTAATCTGCGACCCTTCAGGCTTGCCCTTAACCTCGCAGTACTTCCCGGTCTCGGGGTCGTTATGCGTGCCCTTCGAGACGTTCTGCAGATTCGGGTTATTGGAGGAGAAGCGGGCCGTAACCGTGGACGTGTGGTTAAGGCTGTGGTGGATGATGCTGTCATCGCCCACGAGGGTAAGCATGCCCTTCTGCTCGCCCGTCTTCTCGTCCATGCTGATGTAGTACGTAGTCAAGTCCTTATTGAGCTTGGCTACGCCTGCTAGCGTCTTAAGGAAGGGAATATTGCGGCTACCCAATTCCTCGATGACATCGGACGAGACAGAGTACAGGCCCTCGGTACTGCTGGCCCACGCGGACTCCGGTTCTGTATAGCCCTTGAACTCGTAGAAGAAGTCTCGCATGGCAGACTTCGGGCCGCGCTCGATGTCGGGAACCTTGAGCTTCTTGGTCTTCAACTCGCCTACGTTCTTACCGCCAGTGAAGCGGACCGGCTCGGGTTGATGGTCCCGCTTCTGCCACTCCTCCACAGGCATGGTCTCGTACTCCACCTTGCCATCTACAAGCTTCTTCGAGTGCTTCAGGTAGAGGACTTCCACCTCCTTGGAGAAGTACACCGGCTGCCCGTCCTCGCCCAGCGTTACGGTACGCTTCTGATACTTGACCTTGCCTCCGAAGATGAGCGGGGAGAGGTGGTAGCGGTTGGACCAATTGAATTCGAACGGCAAATCTGCGGGCAGGAATTTAGCAAGCTCCTCGCGCATCGCATCAAGGTTCGTCTTAAGCTCTGCTGCCAACTCCAGCCCAAGGGCCTTATTGACAAACAGGCCGTTACGCTCCATCTCCGTGGTAGCGATGAGGCTACCCATATTCAGGAGGATGGATTTAACCTGTCCAGACTTCCGGGCCTTGGCAAGCTGGCCCAAGAAAATCTTCTCAGTGTTTCCGATGTCCCCTAGGCCGCTCTCGTCTCCGCACAAATAGCGCATGAGGAGGTCCTTATCGATGTCTACCGTATCGATACCGGCCTCCCACAGCGCCTTTACCTCGTCAATCTTGAGATTGCCTCCGTACGCAGTAACCATCTCGTCCATAGCCAGCATGTGGCTCGATGGCTGCATACCTTGGAGCAGGTATTCCGCTAACTGGCAATCCCACACCTGCCCGCCCTTCGCTACGTATTCCATCCAAGCATCGAGGTTCTGCGGCTCTCGGAGAGCGTGCAGCAAATCGAACTTGATATTTACGCCTACGAGGATGGTTGTATCCTTAAGGAGCTTCGTGAACCAATCGAAGGGACGAGGACCTCGCCCAAAGTACTCTCCGGTTACTGCGGTGTTACCTTGACGCTTCCAGCCGGAAGCCACTACGAAATTCTCAGGGAGGAAAGGAGACGCCTTACGCTTCATGTAGGCTTTAATCGTGGTCTCCACGTCCCATACGGTGTAGCTTATGGTTACCCTCCGGTGTTAGAGAACTCGCCGTGCAGCTTCTTCGAGGCGGCTACGTATGCCTCGTGCGCGGCTTGCTCTGATTTAAAATATCCCAAGTGCTTATTGCCGTTGCATCCAATCTGCGCGACCCAATAGCCAAGGGACTTATTGAACGTCACTCCCTTTAGGCTGCTGTACTTGCTTGGACGCTTGCCCTGATTGCGCGCGTTCTCCGCCGTGGACGCTCCGCGTAGATTGGCCCATCGGGTGTCCGCACGGTCCCGGTTTATATGATCCACAGCAGATGGAATCGAACCGGTCATATAAAGGAACGCTAACCTGTGGCCGCTGTAGTTCTTTCCGTCTAATTGAAGCTGCACGTACTTTCCAGGCCGGTAGCTCCCAGCAAGCGCCCCAGCCTTCGTCTTTGCGCGGGAGACCCGCCAGTGATATAGGCCGGTCTCTGGATCGTACGTAACAAGCTCCTTGAGTCTTGCCTCAGTTATCACCTAGATATTCGCGGTAAGGAATGAGAAAGCCCCACGTATGCCGGTACTTGCCGGTCATGAATAGAGTCCACGCTCCGCCATCTGCCACCTTGACGATGCGATGCACGTCCTTATGAGAGAGGCGTACGAGACTTCCAGGGCCGCGCCAAATAGTTATGCCTCCGTTCTCGCTGGGACGCTCCTCCCAATAGCCGCCCTTCAGGATCAGAGACACGGCATTCCACGGGTGGGTATGCAAGTGCCTGTCTTGGTCCGCCATCTTGATATGGTGTACGCGGGCAGCGAAAGGAAAGCGACCGGGTTTGATGAGATGCCAGCGGCACATGTAGTCCGCTTCGTTCGGGTTCTGTGTGAGGCCCACACCGTTGATGATGTGGCTGTACGGCGTACGCTTCGCCCGCGCAATGAGGGCGTCTGCGATGCGAGAGAAGATGCTCATGTGCTCATGTCCTCCGGAGAGCGGAACGCCTTATAAACAGGGTGGCGGGGCACGTCTACAATGCCGTGCGCAAAGTACTTGTACGTAACGTGCTGCCCGAGCAACTCCTCACGGCGTTGCCAAAGGTCCGCGCGCTGCGCAGCAGTAAAGCCCGTACCGATGTTGAACTCGGGGCCTACCGGTACTCTGTCGTCCAACTCGCAGGTATTGCGCACCACGAGCGCGCCCAACGTCCCCTTACCTACGAGGCCCGCCTTAGCCGTGCTCCGCTCCGTGTTCCCGAGGGCGTCCCGCTTTGCCTCGTTCGTGTTCTCCATTTCCTCCACGAACCCAACTACTACCGCCTCCGCGTCCACGAACCGCTTAACCTTGACGAGGCCACCCTCGCGCTCGGTGGACCGTCCGTATTTGTATTCGGCGTCCCCGCTACGGATCATTAAGCCCTCGTAGCCCTCGGCCAGGAACTGCGCCTCTAGCGTATTGAGGTCGTCCATATGCATACAGGAATGCTGTGGGACCATCCGAATATCAATCTCGGGGTAGCGCGCGTAGAACGTGGAGACACGGCCTTCAACTATTACCGTGCGCTCGTCGTAGATAAACTCCGAAACGCTAGGGTCTACGTAATCGAACACATGGAAAGTGAAGTCTGGTTCACCTTTCTTCGCCATAACCGCCATGCTGTTTTGCATACAGTTAGCGTCCGTGGGTGAACCTACCGTAAGCTCCCCGTCCAAACCCTCCAGCAAGCCCGAGAACGCACTTGCAAACTCTTGGACAAGCGGGTTAGGAATAGGCTTGAGACTCCGCGAATACGCAACCCCGCCAAACACCACACAACGGATACCGTCAATCTTCGGGCTGGCCCACACAGGGAACTTGATAAGCTCCGGCTTCGTGAGGGTGGCCGCGAGATTGGGCTTGAATCCTTGCGGAATCACTTAGCGCCGTCCACGATGTAACGAACCGCCTTTTCCATATCGTCCAGCGTGTAGTAATGGTTGGGCACGAGACCCAGCGCCATGAACACCCGCTCGCGTACCCCGCGCTCGTAGGTCTCTGTTGCACCTGCCTGCGCTGCGGTATTAAGTCCCCGGAGCATGCTGTCCAATGTGTGGACTTGCGTTTGCAGGCTTTGAATTTGTGCGACGAGTTGCGCGCTGTGCATTCCGTTACTCATATCAAACTCCAAGAAATTCCCGCGTTTTACGGAAGAGGTCTGCCCCGGCTTCAACCATTGGCGCGAGGCACTCAGACAGGTACACGAAGTCGTCTCGGTCTAGGTACTGAGTGCGGGTCTCATAGCGGTAACCATTGAAGGTGTCCTCAACTCCGAACACCGGATAGAGAGTCTCGGTAACGAATGTGCCTAGCTCTGTCTCGCGGACGACTCGGACGAGTGTTCCCCGCACGAGGTAATGCTTGGGGTCGTTAGGCCCACGCTCGTACGCCTTCCGCTCCGTGATAACCATTGCGTAATTCACGCGGCCTCCTGCGGCATGTTGATTCGGCCCCGCTCGCCGTCGAATGTGGTTTCACACTGAGGAGACGCTGGAGCACCTTGTCTACGTAGCTTGTTCTTCGTAGTCCCGAAGAACCGAGAGTTAGCGTAGAACGGGTCATTTACTGCGCCCATCGTTATGATTGCGTCTGCCGCGCCCTGCTTTCCCGTCTTACTGTCCTTGAGCATTGAGAGCGTGGGGTACTGCAGGCCGTCCGCGTCTCCGGGAAGCTGGGACAGGGCCATCGTTGGGCAATCGAGCTTGACGCCTAGAATGCGCTGCCACTGGTACATGGCCTCTAGGAGTTGGTCCGTTCGCTGTCCGCCGTTCGATGCCTGCCCTCCGAACTTGATGTTATCCACCATGTCCGCGATAACGAGTCCCGGCTTGGTCTTAGCGAGCAAGTCCTCCACCTCGTAGGACCAGAAGCCGTGTATGTCCATCACGCGGATACGGTCCATGCTCCCTACAGCTTCCTCGTACTTGGGCTTGAGAGTGCCCGCATTCGAGTACTTGATAAGGTCCGCAATGGTCGCGTTGAGCGCGCTCTGGTAGATACGCTGGACTATTCGCCTGCCGGGGCCTTCGTTATTGAGCCAGATAACTGAGCGGCCATGATTCGGGCCGTAGTACTCGTCAAACTGCGCGGCCATGTGCGTGACTTCGGAGGCCATGAAGGTAGTTTTACCCTTGTCCGGTCTCGCGGCCATAACAATGAAGTCTCCGCCGCGCAGCGGCCGCATTACCGTATTCAGGCAATCGAGCCGCCAATGCAAGCCTCGGTCTTCCTTGTCATCGAGCAGGATGCTATCGATGTCCTCATTGACCCAAGGGACCTTAACCTTGCGGTTGGTGGCCTGCTCGAAGCGGTCTACTTCCTCGCGGAGCGCTACGTAGAGGTCTCGCTCCTCGCCCTCGTTCCAACGTGTGAGGAGTTCCGTTACCCGATTCGCTGCCTCTGCTGCTACGAGGCGGTCCATAATTCCGGACTCTAGCGAAGGGTCACAGTCCTTATTAAGGACATTCCCAAGGAGCGCACTGTATAGCCCGAGTTGCTCCGCCGTAAGCGTGGGATGCGCGAACGCCTTAAACCAGAGCATGAACGGCTCGTGCTCGATACGCTGCGCTTCGGGGAACTCTGCGAAGAACTTGCCGTAATCCGCTAGGAGGACAACGGACTTAGCTTCGAGTGCTGCGGTGGGTATTGCTTTTCCAAGTCTTTCGTATCGGTCTCGATACTTCAAAAGCTGGAGGAGTGTTACTTCGATGCTCACTATCAGTATGCTATCTGTCCGGGACTATCGCGCCATGAGTAGTCAGAGAGCCTTTGCTCCGCCCTCTGCAGCTTGTCTTGCAAGCGAGCGTTAAGCTCTCGTTCGGATAAGAGGAGAACATTCAAACTGTTGCGCTCCTCCTTCAGCTTTACGAGGGCGTCCGCGATGCGCTTGCTACATATGATCGTGTAGACTTTCTTTCCGTCCGAAATCTCCACTCCGAACGTTTCAGGGACGATTGGACCGGTCACGCTGCCAACTCCCACAGCTTGGCTACATCCATATGCGGACCGAAGACAGCACGGCCCATGTACTTGAACTGCTCCCGCGCCTCATGCTCCAGGCTCGTGAGGACGCACTTAAACGCCGTGCCCACAATCTCCGAGTCGGACGCTGCAGGACGGATGCCCCATCGGCGCGTACGCTGCTCCTCGGGCTGGCCGCCGTTGACGTTGCACGGGGCATAGAATCGAGCATGGATACGCACGCCGTCTCCGTCCTCGGTAACCCACCACGTATAGGTAGGGAACGTAACGCGGTGGAGGATTGCGGCTACGCGGCTGGCGAGGAAGGAATGTCCTTCGTTATGGACGTGGCTAACTTGCATTCGATGGCCTCTCTTGTGAGTAACTTGGGGTCCTTGTCGGACTGAATATCTCGGACCTCCACGCCGTACGCGCGGAGTGCTCGTCTAATCTTTGCTGCGTTCGTTCGCCCTGCCTTATCAGGGTCTAGCCACGTAGCTACAGGCTTGTCCGCCTTAATAATCTCCGTGGCTATGTAGTCGGTAATCTTCGTGCCCAGCAGTGACCACGCCTCAGCACCTGCGCGAGACACGCGGTACGCGCTGAGTAGGTCCTCGGTAAGCACGAGCAGCGGGCCACTCCCGTACCGGGCTATGAGTCGATCCTTGTCTACGTGGGGATTTAGATACTTGCGGGGATTCGCCTTATCCAACGTGCGGGCCTGCCAGTACAGAAGCTTTCCGGCCTCGTCCCGGACAGGTAGCACCACTCGGGCAAGGCGCGAATTCCAGTAAATACCTAGCTGCTCAATCTCTGTGTTGCTAATTCCAGCCTTGTAAAGCCACACACGGGCCTCCAGCGGCCACGCCTGCGGGTTGTATTCGGCGGGCTTAGGTAAGGACGGGTCCCATATCACGGAGTCCTCAGCGGCCTTCGTACGCTGCAGGCGGGCTAGCTTCTCCGTGAGGCTTTCCGCAGGGCGCGGGACCCAGCCCTTGTTTTGACCATCGGGACAGCGGAAACAACTCCAGCCCCAGCCGTCCCTCTTGTGATTGACGATACGCGGCTCTCCCGGTCCGCAGTGGTGCGGGTACTTCTTGTGCGTACCTTCCGGGAGAGACTGCGCGAACTTCAGCCAATCATCCATTCGCGCTCCTTGTCGTTACTTCTTCAGTGCCTTATCAATGGCATCGATTGCGCCCTGTCGCCCTTTGAAGACGAGGATCAGAGCGAGACACAGCAGGAACAGCGTGAGCGTAATTGCCAAGGGCAGCCACAGCGGAGCAGCTACCCATAGCCACGGCAGCGTAGCCACTGTGCCAATGCCCGCGAGCTTCATAACGAGCAGCACCACGAACACAACGCCCCACAGGTTCATGTTGAATTTCAAGCTCAGACCTCCAGCGTTACGCCGTGCTTCGCAGCTTCGGCCTTGATGAACGTAACCGTATCGCGGACCTTTTCATCCGCCTCCGCAATCTCCTTGCAGGCGAACGCGTACGCGTCCACGGCCACCTTCTTGGCGTACTCTGCCGCAGCTACTTCCTTCTGCGAAGTCGTATGCAGGGCCTTGAGATTCGAGACGTGCATATCGAGAACACGCTGGCGAACATCGAGAGCGACATTGCGAAGGGATGCGATAGCCGCGAGGATTGCTGCAGTAAGTTTGTGCATGATGGTTCCTTTAGATAGAGAGATCGTTGAAAAGAATGCTTACTGCCGTGTCCATGTCGGCGGGACGGAAACCACCGGAAGGCGGAGGCGTCCGGGTAACGCCAACCGACCGGAGCGCGAGCATTACATTCTGCGTATGACGGCGACGAGACTTGAACGGGCACCCACCCACGGCGCGCATGACGTCCAGGAGCGTACGAGCCTCCTCCGCCGTAAGCGTGAGGACTACCGCCTCCTCTTGCTCTACCACTTCCCGCACCTTGCGTTCTTGCTTGACTGCGCTAGCCATGTGTTGCTCCTTAGTTAATTCCGGCCAGCGGATCAGCAGCAGCCGCGAGCGGGTCCAGAGCAGCCGGGGCGTCCGTCTCCTGCGCCTGCTTCACCACGCGGATAACATCATTGGGCGCGATGACTACGATTTGCTCCTCCGCGCCTTCGCCGTACAGCACCTTGATACGCTGGCCCTTGTCCGTCTCGAAGATGCTTCGGACTTCTCCCGAGAACTGGCCGCGCGTCTCACCACGCCCATAGTTGAACTCGATAACGTCCTCCTTCTTCAGCGTTGCAAGCGCGGAGGCTGCTTTAATGCTCGCCTCCAATTCGGCAATCTTCAGCGCGTCCGCAGCGTGGCGGGTCTTGAGGGCTTCGAGTTGCTCAATTGCGGTCTTTGCCATGTGTAGTCCTTAATTTTCTGGTAAGAGAGATAGACAGTAGAATGGGTACGGCGAGGAACAGGAACGCGCTCGATAGCGCGAGGATCACACCGTCTCCAGCGTGGTAGTACGATTCACGCGGACGGTCTTAGCAATCGGAGCGATGATGTACTCCTTGCCGTTGTCGCCCACTTCCGAGATGAATTGCTCTGCAGCTTCGATGCTGTCGTAGCGCGTGGTGAAGACTTCACGCGGGCCGATGACGAGGTAGACGGTAGCAGGCTGCTCGCTCGGGCGGCGTACGAGGTCGAATTCACTCACGGGGCGATAGCGGGCCGTGCTGCCGTTATCGTCGCTTTCGAGGTACACCGCGTCAAGGTGGCAGTTGATGTCTCGCACGATATACTCCCTGCCAATCGTGAAGCTATCCTGAGATGTGCAGGTCTCGTTAGGCGTAACGATGTCCCTCGCTTGGAACTGCCTGCGCTCCGGAACAATCTCGTACTCGCCCGCCCACAGCACATACGCGTGGTCTCGATTGTCCTTGATGTACGCAGACTTCGAATCGCCCCGAACTTCAGTGATGGTGTAGACCGTGCCTGCAGTTACGTCGCTCTCTGTAACCAGCGAACGAACCTGCATACCTGCCTTAATCTGCTTTTCCATTCTCGTACTCTCTCCAAAGTTGAGCGCGCATTTCTGCGAACTTGATACCGTTATCGAATCCTGATTCCTCGCCGTCTGCTCTACCCTCTTGGTATGCGAGCTTGACGAGAACGTAGACAGCTAGAGCTACTCCGCAGCCGTATAGCCAGAGCATGATTAGTGCAGCTTCGGAATAGGCTTGATTCCAAGGGCATATGCCGCGAAAGCCGCAGGAGTCATCCCCTTAATCTTTCGAGCCTTCTCAATCTCCCGCTTATTCCACTCGCGCTGGAACTCTCGAATCAGCGCAGCATCCTGCGTCCAATGTCTCGGCCCGGTGTACATGTGTAGTACTCCTTATGCTGATGTGCCAATAAAGCAGCCTTGGAAGCGTGCATCACGTCCCCGGCTATTCGGCTTGCTGCTGAGTTCCTGCCAGCGGTCCGCCCGGTGTCCATCGATGTAAGGGACATCGTGCAGCCAGTGGACCAACAGCCCGTGCTTCTCTGCACGCTTCGCAATGCGGGCCAGCGTATCCTTCGTTAGCTTGCACGCTACGGCTTGCGCCACCTTCTCCGCGATGCTCGGGGCCTCGCCTCTGATAATGCGGATCATGTTATGCAGCCTCGCCCTTCATACGGAAGTTCGCGCCGATGGTGAACTTACCTTCCTGCGCCTTGCTGTTAGCACGCATCACCTTGAGCGCTTCCGGATGAGCGCGGAGGAACTGGCCCGCCGTGTGCTTGCGGTTCAGGTCGAATTCTTTTTGGTTCGTTGCTTGCATGTTTGTAGTCCTTATCTATTGATGGAAGAAAATTAGGCTTGTGCGTCTTCTGCTGCTGCCTTTAATGCGGCCCGAACCCAATCAATTCGCGGCTGATGTTGGTGGTTTGTTAGCAAGTACGCCCGGTCCCAATACTCGCCTTCTCCGAAGGGGTACTTTTTATCGAGCCCGTCATTCTCGAACATATGTTTAAGCTCTCGGACGATCTTCTTTTCTGTCTCGTAGCCCCCGGACGCGACGAAGCGCTCCACGTTGACGCACAGGCCATATTCCCGTGTGAACGGTGCGCCTTCCTGTGCGCCTGATTCGATCCACTCAATGTATGCCGTCAAGAACTGCTTCATTAGATCGCTCATGCGACCTCCAAAAGAAAAGCCCGCTCAGTGGCGGGCAAACGGTAAAAAGGTATGTTTCTAAGTGTTACAGGAGACGCCCTGCTCAGGTTCTCCGTAGTATTCCGAACTTTCTAGGCAAAAATAAACGCGTGCCTCGGGGTCCGGATGTCGGCTTGCCCCAAGGCCATAGCTAACAGCGCTGCACTCTGCTCCTCGTAGCCGACCGGGCCTACGTACTGCACGTCCAATTCCATAAAGACGCCTGCTTCGTCCTGCCCGCCTTCTGCATTGAAGCACTGGTAGGCGTACCCGGCCAGCGTACAAACAACATCGAACATCTTAAGGTCCGGCTGTCCATCGTTACGAGCGAGGGAGAAGTACAGTTTATTTTTCATGGGGTGGATTGTTGCTCGTGCTAGTTACGTTGCGTCTGCTGCGGGAAAGGCTCTGCGGCCGGTTCTTGCTGCTGGGTATTCATCGTACAATTCTCAGGTTCTGCACTACGGTTAAGTAAGCGGCCTGCATCTTACAGGCTACTTAACGAACCGTGGTTCGTGATTAGGTTCAGGCTCCGGCAACACCTCACGGTGTACCCATCTGCGCCTCTTATCCTAATCATCGGCTTGGTTTCCCTCGGCAACTTACCCTTGGGACTGCTCTCCCCGACTCCGACACTTTATCCCGTTGCGCTGGGCTGGTAGGCCGTAACCATCTGCGGTGCTGCTGTCCTGCTTTGCTTCTTACTTCCTGGCTCGCTGTGTTTCGCTGCCATGGACGTAATGTACGCTGGGACACTAAGTGTGTCAACTATTTTCATAAGGTATGTACAAATTATTTGTAGGACCGTTGCTGCGCTTGGGTTCCAGCCTCTGCGCCCTGCCATAGATGCCTATAGGACGCACGAATTGTATCGTTTGCTTACATCTTCTAGAGGCCCGTTACTACAATGTGGCATTTTTGTATTACAGTACAGAAAATTATTGACAGTCCGGGACAGATTGGGCTAGATTCGCGCGCATCCACAAGCGCACGCGCACACACAATATGAGGAGGGAGTAGTGGCAACAATTACCCAGCGGGACACTGGGATGTGGCAGGCAAAGATTCGGCTAACGGGACACGTTCCCGTATCCGGGAGCTTCCCTACGCGGGAGGACGCGGTAGCCTGGGCGAAGCTAGAGGAGCAGCGGCTCCGAGCTAGGCCCCCGGTTCCTGTGTACTCGCCTACCCTGCGGGAGATAACAGAGGCCTATAAGACTCACCACGATACAGAGCCGGTCCGAGAGACCTTAGCTGCTATCGTGCAGGCCGGAATAGCCGATGTCCCAGTAAAGGCACTTACTCCGGAGAGAGTCCGGCCTGTGTGCGACTCAGGGCTATCCGATACTTTAGAAGAAATAATAGAGCACTCGCGTAAGTGGCTGGGTGTACGCATCCCTCAGAACCCAGTAACAGCCTCTTATTCTGACGAGTCGGACCTACGCTCTAGGAGAGTTACACCTTATGAGGAAGATACTCTACTTAATACGGCGGCTCGTACAAAGAGCGACTACCTAGCCCCCGCTATAATCCTCGCATTCGACGCGGCCCTAGAAGTTTCCGATATGCTATCTCTCGACTGGAGCAATATCTATTTGAATGAGGGAGAGATACGCCTTAATGGGAAGTACGGCCCGCGTATAATCCCGATGTCCGAGAGAGTTAAAACGATGCTACTTGCTCGTGGTCCGAAAGATTCAGGCCTAATATTCGACGGACTTAAAGACAACACTCTCAAAGTTTCCACGAGCCGCCTAATAAAGAAGACAGGCCTAGCTAATCTCAAAATGGGTGACATTCGACACGAGGCAATACACAGGCTATTAGAGCAGTACCCACTTGAGCGGGTCTGGAATATGACCGGCCATAAGTCCCTAGCCTCGCTCCAGAGGTACGTTAAGCCCGTTGCCCAGGCCTAGAGCACCCGAAATAGGCCCGTTCTCAACTCCCAGTAAAATCAATGAGTTACGGGCCAGATTTCACGATGTAAAATACCACACAGCTTAGGGAGAGGAGAAGACTCCGCCCGCAGTCCCAGAGCCGGTAGCGCTCGCAGGTCGGTGCAGCCCGGCCCATTTAATTCAACCAACCTTCTAGAAGCCTTATAGTTCTATCCGAGCGAAGCGAGGAGATAAGACTATAGTAGTACTCTAGTAGTCTTCTAATAGGATTCCCATAATGAATAATAAAGGTAATCCGATTAGGCATAGCCGTATCTTAGGCAGAGCCTCGATAGAGCAAAGCAAGCGTATTAGGCTTAGAGATGGTTATAAATGTAGACATTGCTCTATAGCTCTAAGAGTAGGTGAAGTAGACCATATCAAGCCATTAGAATATGGTGGGTCTAATGATGATAGTAACCTACAGCTACTATGCTCTACCTGTCATAAGATAAAGACAGCCAAAGATAGAGGCTATGTTCTTAAGTCTGGTAGTTCAGAAGATGGATTACCTACCTCTAAGCTACATCATTGGAATAGATAATGATTGCTCTACATATCTACAGCAACTACCTAGTCTGTGTAGGTAGAGTAGGTACGCTATGGCTTATCGAGATACAGCCTATCTATAGGACAGTGGTATCCACAGTGTGGTCCACAGTGAGAGCTACAGCGAAGACTATCTATAGGTCTACAGTCGTTAGACTGAGGACTACAGTAGGACTCTCAGTGCATAACGATATAAGAACACTCTAACCTTATAAGAATAAGAGTTCGAAGCATCTAGTACCGTGTGGACTGCTCATATATGAGGCAGGTAGGTAGAGTGTTGTGATATACCAACACTAGGCCTGGCTAGTTGTAGAAAGTACATTGTTCCTACCTTTGGCCTGTCAAAGTTACCATAGTAATCCTCAATGACCGGGGGGATAGGGTAAATTGGGGCTATCGTGGCCGGGAAACCGACTGGTCCCACTTGAAATAACGCTAAGTCCAAATAAACGGGCAGAACAAGCCCCGTCCTCTCGGAATAACCCGCATTCGCTCCAGAACCGCCCGTAACGGGCCAGAAGGGGCTTTGTGCTGTCTTCGGTAGTCCAAACCATTCCATCGGCCTGTAGGCCCGTTAAATCGATTTACGCATAGCGGTTATGAGAACCGCCCCAATGAGCTACGGCTGCTGCGGGGCATACGTCATTCACAGCCGCTATCCGTAAATCCTCACGCCCGCGTGTGTAAACGCCCGCACGCGTAGCCCATATATAGGAGACCTAATGGCACGAGTTAGAAGCGACAGCATTACGACTGCCGTTAAGTCCGCTCAAGCTGCATCCCTCGGAGCTATCCAGCCCCTCGCCCATACCCCGCTACGAGACGCAGACTTCCCCTTCTGGGACGCTATCGTACTCGCTCGCGCTGCTGGGACGTGGACTAACTCGGACCTAGTGCTAGCTGCCAATCTGGCCCGCTGCCAATCCGATATTGTCCGCCTCCAGGTAGACCTAGAGGTAGAAGGAGACGTATCCACGTCCCAGAAGGGTACGCCGGTAGTTAATCCGAAGCACGCCCTTATCGAAACCCTCTCACGGCGCGCAGTCGCTCTTAGCCGTGCCCTCCACGTCCACGCAGAGGCTACGCAGGGACGCTCCCGCGACGCTGGTAACAAGCTGGGTGCGGAGCAGGCCGCTAGAGGCGTAGTGCAGGACGACGAGGACGAGCTTATCCCGCGTCTCCGGGCCGTATGACGAAACGCCCACTTACACGGGGCGAAAAGGTAATTGCATTCTGCGAGAAGTACTGCCGGGTCCCGGAAGGGGCACTTGTGGGCCTGCCTCTCAAGTTCGAAGCCTTCCAGCGTAAGTTTATCCTCGATGTCTACGATAACCCGCACGGAACCAAGAACGGCTACCTAAGCATCGCTCGAAAGAACGGTAAGAGCGCTGTAATTGCAGCCCTCCTCCTCGCCCACTTGGTAGGCCCGGAGGCGAAGCTCAATAGCCAGATTGTCTCCGGGGCTATGTCTAAGGATCAGGCCGCAATTATCCACGCCCTGGCCTCGAAGATGGTTAATCTGTCTCCGGAGCTTTCCGGGCTGGTTCGTATCGCACCCTCGGGCAAGCGGCTGTACGGCCTTCCTCTCAATGTCGAATACAGGGCGCTCTCCGCAGAGGCGAAGACTACCCACGGCCTCTCCCCTATCCTCGCAATTATTGACGAGGCGGGACAGATTCAGGGGCCGCAGTCGGACTTTATCGACGCTATCACAACGGCCCAGGGCGCACACGATAACCCGTTGATTATGGTAGTGAGCACGCAGGCCGCTTCAGACGCGGACTTGTTCTCTATCTGGATCGATGATGCTCTCGCAGCGAATGACCCCCACACCGTAGTCCATCTCTACGCGGCAAAGCCGGACGCGGAGCTTATGGACCGTGAGGCGTGGCGTGCGGCTAATCCGGCCCTCGGAATCTTCCGCTCTGAATCGGACGTAATGAATCAGGCCCAAAAAGCCGTCCGGATGCCCACGATGGAGAACACATTCCGGAACCTGATCCTTAACCAGCGCGTAAGCACGGTCTCCCCGTTCATCTCTCGGGATGTCTGGAAGTCCTGCGCCCTCGCTCCGGTCGAATTCGATAAGGATACGCAGGTATTCGGCGGGCTGGACCTCTCCTCGCGCACTGACCTTACCTCGCTCCAGCTTATCGGCAGGGTTAAGGGCGTGTGGCAGGTAGCTTCCTACTTCTGGACCCCAGAGGCGGGCCTCTCCGACCGGGCTAAGACGGACCGTGCTCCGTACGATGTCTGGGCCAGAGAGGGGCATCTCCGCCTTACTCCCGGTAAGACGGTGGACTACGAGTACGTAGCCTTCGAGATAGCGAAAATCTGCTCCGGCCTGCACTTGCATTCCATCGCGTATGACCGGTGGCGTATCGACTTGCTGAAGAAGGAATTCTCCGACATCGGCGTAGACACGGAACGGCCCGCGAAGGAAGGCGGACTCCTCCCGCTCGTCCCGCACGGGCAGGGATTTAAGGACTTCGCCCCGGCTATGGACTTGCTGGAGGAGGTGCTACTCAACGGGCAGCTTGCCCACGGTATGCACCCCGTCCTAACGATGTGCGCGGCTAACGCCGTGGTAGCCAAGGACCCCGCAGGGAACCGGAAGCTAGACAAGAAGAAGGCTACCGGACGTATCGACGGCCTTGTAGCCCTCACTATGGCTTTCGGAGCTACGGTCCTAGCGGCTGGAGACCTAGAGCCGGAGAAACAATTCCAATTCTTCGCCCTATAAGGCCCCATGCAAACTAAAGCTTTCTCGGCTATCACAATCAAGGCCCTCCACGAGGAGGAGCGGAAGATTGAAGGTATCGCCAGCACCCCGGCTCTGGACCGGGTTAAGGACATCGTAGAGCCTACCGGGCTTTACTTCGCGGCAGACGCCCCGCTCCTCCTGAATCACGATCATTCCCAGCCCGTAGGCAGTGTCCAATTCGGCACGCCCACGGATAAGGGTCTCCCCTTTACAGCCACTATCGCAAAGGTAGCGGAGCCGGGAGTAGTGAAGGATCGAACGGACGAGGCGTGGCACAGCGTAAAGAGCGGCCTTATCAAGGGCGTCTCTATCGGATTCATCCCGGACGAGTACGAACTCCTCGGGGAAGGGAAAGGCGTGCGCTTTACCAAGGCGTCCGTCCACGAGTTATCCCTCGTGGCTATCCCGTGCAACCCGGAAGCAGTAATTACGGCCTTCAAAAGCCTAGCAAAGTCTGAGACTGCGGTAGCAGTCGAAGTACCGGGCGAAAACCCCGGAGAAGCAGCGCCGCAGGGCGAAACCCAAGGCGAACAAGCGGCCACGGTCGCACCTGTTGTAAAAACCCCCCGTACGGTCGCTATTGACCTTTCGTTTCGCCGTTATCACTAAGGACTACAATATGTCTATCGCAGAAAAAATCAAAGCACTCCGCGCACGCCTCGCACAAGCCGAAGCAGCGCGTAACGAACTCGTTTCGAAGTCGGTTACGGAAGACCGTAGCCTCTCGGACGACGAAGTTAAGCAATACAACACCTTCGGCGCAGAACTCGACGCGGGCGCGGCAGAATTGGGCCGTCTGGAAACCGTGGAGCGTTCGATTGCAGCGCAGGCCGTGGCAGTCGCTAAGGGCGTCCCCGTCCAGAACGCCGCAGCTATCGAAGTTAAGAGCAACGCCCCGAAGGGTTCGGCTTTCACGCGTACCGCAATGATTCTGGCGAAGGCCCAGGGTAATCTGTCGGTCGCTAAGGACCTCGCAGACGTGCATTACAAGGACGACGCGGTTACGAACGGCATTATCAAGGCCGCAGTTTCGGCAGGCTCGACGCAGGTAGCAGCGTGGGCCGGTAACTTGGTGTACCCGGAGCAGTACGGCGGCGATTTTATCGAACTCCTGTACCCGCAAACGGTCCTCGGGCGTCTCTCGCTGAAGAAGGTTCCGTTTAACGTCCGTATCGCGGGCCAAACGGGCGGTACTTCGGTAGGCTGGGTGGGCGAAGCTGCACCGGCCCCGGTTACTTCGGCTGCGTTTAACGCCGTGTTCCTGACGTGGAGCAAGGTCTACGCTCTGTCGGTCCTCTCGCAAGAAATCATCCGCTTCTCGAACCCCGCTGCCGAAGCCCTCGTCCAGTCGGACCTCGTGAAGGCTACCGCGCAAGGTATCGATACATCGTTCCTCGGCTCGGCTGCTGCTGTCGCCAACATCTCGCCCGCAGGTATGCTCAACGGCGTTACCCCGGTCGCGGCTACGGGCACGGACTACGAATCGCTCCGTAAGGACATTCAGGCCCTTATCGCTCCGGTTATCGCGGCTAACTATAACCTGTCGTCCGCTGTGCTGGTTATGTCCCCGGCCCGCTCGCTGGCTATCGCTTCGATGCTTACCCCGCTGGGTGCTCCGGCATTCCCGACGATGAACGGCACGGAAGGCGGCTACCTTCTGGGTCTCCGCGTTATCACGTCTAATAACGTTCCGGGTACGGGCATCTACCTGTTTATCCAGGACGAAATCTTCTTGTCGGAAGACGCAGGCCCGCAAATCGACATCAGCACGGAAGCCAGCATCGTTATGGACAGCGCACCGGGCACGGGCGGCGCACTCACGGCCCAGCCTACGAGCATGTTCCAAAATAACCTCGTTGCTATCCGTATCGGCCAGTTCATCAACTGGGCGAAGCGTCGTAACCTCGCGGTCGCTTCTATCTCGGGCGCAGCCTACGGCTCGTGATACTAACGCCCCGCTTCGCGGCGGGGCATAGCTTAGGATTCCTATGAAGCCACGCGATATTTTACAGATTTACCTCGCCATTAAGGCGGGTCTGCTTATCCTCCAGTACTCGGGCAGCGCTCCTGCTGCGGGCACGGGCGTTAATGGGAGTGTTGCTCTCGATGCCAAGGACGGTAAGCGTTACGTGAAAGCTGCTGGAGCTTGGTCTCTCGCTTCAGTTTAACGAATAGCTCGGAGGGCTTATGCCTCAGAAAGTAGCGGTACAAGCCCTGCGGGATATTGCGTTATACCCGCCCCTTAAAGAGGGCGAACGCAGGGAATTTAGCCCCACGGACGCACGCGCACTCCTCGCGCTCGGGTGGGTAAAGCACATAAACAAACCGGGGCGTCCTCGGCAGGAGACTAAATGAAGCTCTTTGGCTTTGAAGTAACGAAGGCCAAGCGGCCCGCTGCATCGGTCGGGGCCTCGGCTATCGGAGCACCGGGAGCAGCAGGCTACATCAAAGAGCCTTACACGGGTGCGTGGCAGCAGAACCAGAGCCTCACCACGCGGGACGGGATGCTTGCAAGCTCCGCCGTCTTCGCCTGCACGGACCTTATCTCCTCGGACGTGGCGAAGCTCCGCGTAAAGTACGTGGCCCTGAAGGACGGCGTGTGGCTTGAGTCCAGCGCGCCCCGCTATACGGGCGTCCTCCGCAAGCCCAATCATTACCAGACGCGGGACCAGTTCTTCAAGGCGTGGGTTAGCTCTAAACTTGCCTGGGGTAATACGTACGTCCTGCTGAATCGGAATAACAAGGGCGCAGTCCTCTCAATGGAGATTCTGAACCCCAAGTATGTAGTCCCGCTCGTAGCTCCGGACGGCTCTATCTTCTATCAGGTGACAGTATCCCCTCTGCAAGTTACGCAAATGGAGGCCGTGGTTATTCCGGCTCGGGACATTATCCACGATAGGGGTATCACCTCGTGGCATCCGCTCGTAGGTATGTCGCCCATTACGGCCTGTGCGGCTGCGGCTCTGCTGGCCCAAGGTATCACCACGAATAGCGCGGCCTTCTTCGCTAACGCCTCCCGTCCGTCCGGCTTCCTCACGGCTCCGGGGGCTATCAGCAATGAGACAGCAGCGCGCCTCAAGCAGCAAGTAGAGGCGAACTACAGCGGGGCGAACGCGGGCAAGACGCTTGTCGGCGGGGACGGCCTCACGTACCAGCCTATGACTATGAGCGGGGCAGACGCCCAGCTTATCGAGCAGCTTAAATGGTCTACCGAAGACGTAGCCCGCTGCTTCCACGTCCCTCTCCATAAAATCGGGGCGGACACAGGGAGCCGCACGGCTAATAGCTCGGCTATCTACGAGGCTATGTACTACTCGGACTGCTTGCAGGGCTACATCGAAGCTATCGAGAACCTGCTGGACGACGCCCTAGACGTTCCGGACGGTGCGGGCTTCGAGTTCGATACTACCGGCCTTATGCGCATGGACGAGACGGCACGGCACACGGCTAACGCCCAGGCGGTCGGCTCGGGCGTTATGAAAATCAACGAGGCCCGCGCAACTATCGGCCTGCCTCCTGTGGAAGGCGGGGATACGCCGTACCTCCAGCAGCAGAACTACGCCCTCTCCGCCCTCGCGCGGCGAGATACCCAGCCCGCACCTAGCGACACTGCCCCGAAGCCCGCAGACGCGACGCAGACGGACGCACCCGCAGAGAAGCCCCAGCCGAAGGAGGCCGTTCCGAATGAATGACCTTATCACGCTGGCCCAAGCCAAGGCGCAGCTTCGTATCGATGATACGGAGTCGGACGCGGAGCTTGGGGAGATGGTTACGGCGGCTAGCGCTGTGGTAATCGGCTACATCGGCGGGACGACTGCTCCCGCGTACACGGTGGACACTGTGCCCGCTGCCGTCCGTACTGCCGTCCTCCTCGTGCTCTCCGCGCTCTATCAGGACCGGGAAGGCATGGAGGACCCGCTGGGCGTAGCTGTCCATTCGATCCTCCGCCCGTTTCGGGACCCGGCCCTAGCATGAGCAAGACAAACCCCCGCAGGCTCTCCCAGAGCCTCCAGGCGGGCACGCTGGACGTGCAGGTGTCGCTCCAGCGGCGCACCTCCGGGAAGGACGCCTTGGGCCAGCCTGTGGACTCGTGGACGGAATACGCGAAGGTCTGGGGAGACGTGCGGCAGCTTTCGGGCCGTGAGACGGTCTCCGGCAGCACCTCCGTAGACACGGGACAGGCCAGTATCCGCATTCGATACCGGACGGATGTAACGCACGCAGACCGGGCGGTAGCCCAAGGCATCGTGTTTAACATCGCGTCCGTCCTCCCTAACGTCAAGTCCCGCGAGTATACGGACTTGGTATGCACACAAAACGCTAATGACGGTTGAAGCCATTGTCTACGGCGCCCTCGCCTCCCTCGCCCCCGTACAAGTCTTCCCCGATGTAGCCCCCGGCAGCACTCCCGCCCCTTGGATCACATACCAAGCCGTGGGAGGCCAATCGTTCGCCACGGTGGACGCGGCTACCCCTGTAACGCGTAACGCGCGGGTGCAGGTATCCGTATGGGCTAAATCCCGGCTACAGGCTGCGGAGATTATGGAGCAGGCCTTCCAAGCGCTTGCTAACCCCGTAGTAAAGGCCGTGCCTATCGGCGGGCCGGTTAGTACCTTCGAGTCCGACACGCTTTTGTACGGCTCATCCCTAGATTTTTCGATTACATATTAAGGATTACAAATGAGTTCTACCGCACAAACGGCACAAGGTACTATCATCGCCATTGATACCGGCACGGGCACGCCTACGTGGGTGCCTATTACTAATGTCTCGGACATTAGCGGCTTCGATGGTAAGGCCTCGGAGATTGATACCACGGACCTTAGCTCGACGGCTAAAGAGCGTCGCCTGGGCTTGCAGGACTGGGGTAACGTTACCCTCGCCCTCAATATCAACCTGAAGGACGCTAGCCATTCGGCACTCCTCGCAGCGAAGAAGGCGGGCACACAAAAGAGCTTCAAGGTTACGCTCTCGGACGCTACCACGATTGCCTTTAGCGCATTCGTTGCCACGTTCCCTATCTCCGCGAAGGTGGACGGCGTGTACACGGGTTCGGTTAGCCTGACGATTACGGGTGACATTACCGTTACTGTCGGTAGCTAATGGACTTTATCGAGCGTCTGGTACGGGAAGCGATGGAAGAAGTCCAGCGTAACGCCGTACCCGTTATCCGTGGTCTCCTCGCAGCAGCCCGCGAGGACGCCCCGCCCAAAATGTGCAGCTTTGAAGAAGGCTGCGAAAGCTGCCAATAGGACGATATGAATAAGTTTGAACTTCTCGCGGCCCTAGCTCCGGAGATTAAGGAAGTAGAAATTAAGGCTCTCGGCACAAAGCTGCGCTTCAAGGTCCTCACGGGACGCGCACGGGATGCCCTGTACTCGAATGCCGTGGCGAACGCTGATACGAGCCACTACGAAGCTAGCCTTGTAGCGGCCTCCGTTGTAGAAGAAGATCACCTCCCTATGTTCTCCCCGGAGGACATCGAGACTCTACGAGACAGTAACGCGACGCTCCTTACGGAACTCGCGGGCGCAGCTATGGCGGTTAATAAGCTGGGTGCGGACGCAGAGGCAGCAGCCGTAAAAAACTAAGGGCCAGCCCGGACCGTGTTATGTGGTTCCGGCTGGCTAAAGAGTTAGGCATGAGCGTTAGGCGCTGCCAGCAGGAAGTAGACAGCGCGGAATTTACGGAGTGGGTAGCCTACTACGGCATCGAACCCTTCGGGGAACGCTTCGCGGACATCCGGGCGGGCACGATAGCCAGCGTGGTAGCGAACGCCAATTTAAGCAAGGACGCTAAACCCTTCTCTCCGCTGGACTTCGTGCCTTGGGCCAAACCCCCAGAGCCGGAAGGCCCTCCGCCCTCTCCGGAGGCCGTGGCTGCTTCCGTCTTCGGTATCAACCTCGCGGAACTCAAGCAGAACGGAACCAAGACGGTAGTTATCAAGGGGCGCAATGGCTAAGACATTCGAGATTCAGAACCCGGACGCGCTGGCTAACGCTATCTCCAATCTGGAGGACTCCCTCGCGGAATCTACCCTCCGGAAGGCGGCTGCTGCTACCGCTACGGTGTTTAAAAACGAGGTCTTCCGGTACGTCCCGCGCGATACGTGGGACCTCTCGAAGGGCCTTACCGTGGTGTACCTCCCGGAGGATAGCGTTACCGGGAAGATTGCGTCCTACGAGATGGTCTTCGTAGGCGACACGCGGCCCAAGGGCAAGCGGCAGCGGAAGGTTTCCCGCCGTGCCCTCGCGGGCTGGCTGGAGAACGGTACTTCAAAGATGGCGGCTAGGCCGTTCGTGCGGCCCTCCTTTGAGGCTGCGAAAGAACGCGCAGCAGAGGCAGGACAAGCAGAGATAACGAAGGCACTTAAAGCCAAGGGGTAATATGTCTACCAGCAATAACAACACTACGATTAAAGTCTCGGTAGACGCCTCCGGGGCGGAGGCCGGGGTTAATAAGCTCAAGTCCGCAGCCACGCAGGCTACCGCGTCTATGGACGCCATGCGCGAGCGGCAGCGGCTCGTTACAGCAGCAATGCAGGAGGCCGCTAATAACGGCTTCCCTATCACAGCACGCGAGGCTAACAAGCTCGCGCAGCAGTACCAGAAGCTAGCAGAGACGGCGGGCAAGTCCCGCGTAGAGATTCTGAACCAGCAGGCCGCTAACAAGGGCGTGCGGGATACCTTCTCCAGCATGGGCGCGGAGATTGCACAGGCCAGCGAGCACGTACACGAGTTCGGCCTGAAGTCCGCAGCCTCGCGGCGGGAGCTTATCGTCCTGGCCCACGAGGCCTCGCAAGGTAGCTGGAGTAAATTCGGCGGCTCTATGATGGTCCTCGGGGAGCAGGTGGACGCTATGCGTTACCTCCTCTCTCCCTTGGGTATCGCGCTGGGCGTCGCGGGCGGTGCTGCCTTCTTGTTCTTCTCGAAGATACACGAGGGCGCAAAGCAGGTAGAGGAGTTCAATAAGGCTATCACCTCCACGGGCGGCTTCTTGGGCCTGTCGGCGGAGCAGATGATTGCTATGTCTAACGGCCTCCAGACGGCACATGAGAGCCTGTCTCAGGTGCGCGAGGCTATGGCGCAGGTAGCGGCTACGGGAGCCTTTACGGGAGACCAGCTAGCCCTAGCCACGCAGGCAGCGCTAGCTATGGCGTCCGATATTGGCATTGGGACGGACAAGGCTGCGGAGTCTCTGGCAAAGATTCAAGACGACGTAATGAAGTGGGTTACGGAGTACCAGCGCGCCCACCACACATTTAGCGCGGCCCAGATTGAGGAGATTGATAACTTCGTCAAGGCCGGGGATACTACCTCCGCGTATAACGCCATTCTGCGGGACCTCGAAGGCGCGCACAAGGTAGCGGAAGCAAGCGGCAAGCAGGCTACTAACTTTATCGCGCAGGGCTGGAGAGACATCCTAGAAGTAGTGGGGATGTACAAGAATGCGATTATGAATATCGGCGTACCTGCCGGTATCACGCAGCAGGTAGGAGAGCAGCTAGCCCGAGTAGAGGCTACGCAGCGGAGTATTGCGGACCAGCGCCGCATGGGGAACCTTGCAGCCGCCCGCGCTGCGGAAGCCCAGCTTGCGGTAGAGCAGCAGAAGCTAGCCGTGCTCCGGGACCAGCAGGCCGTAGAATTCAAGTCCCAGAAGGCGAAGGAAGCGGCCGCAAAGAGCGGGGACGCGAAGGTAGCCGTTAATAGCTACCTCGGCTCCACGAAGTACGCCAGTCCGGGCGACAAAAAGGGTCTAGAGCTAGAGGCAGAGAAGCAAGCCTTCGGCAAGGCTACGAAGGACCTAGATAAGAACTCTGCGGACTATCAAGCCGCACTCAAGCGCCATTACGCGAACGTCCAGACAATCGAGACGGAGTACGCGAAGAAGACGCGCGGCAAGGCTCCCGGAGAGGGTGCGATTAACGCCCGTATGGCGGACCTCCGGGGGCAGAATACCCTTCTGGAGGCGGAAGCCAAGCGCTCGGAGGCTGTCCTCAAGGGGCAGCGGGACGCGGGCCTGATTGACGCGGAGGATTACTTCCGGGGCCTGCACGATATACAGGCGAAGCTCCTAGACGCGGAGATTGCGAACGCGGAGAAGCGGGCAGCAGTAGCCAAGGGCAAGAAGGAGCAGTCCGCCTACGAGACGGCGCACGCGGAGTACCTGAAGCTCGTAGAGCAGCGTAAGAAGGTGGACGATGATTTAACGTCCTCGCTCGAAAAGCACGCGAAGCAGCGCGCGGACGGTGTGGCGAAGTACGCGAAGCAGCAGAACGAAGCCACGCAGAAGGCGCAGGCCCAGTATCGGGAAGCCTACGATACGCGGAACATGCTTCCCCGTGACAAGGCGGAATACGATGCCCGCCAGAAGCTCCACGAGAGTTTTCTAATTGCGGGCCGCGCGCTGGACGAGGAATTTAACTCCGGCAAGACGGACTTCGAAGGCTGGACGGAGAAGCGGGCGATTGCACAGAAGGGTTACGACGACCAGCTATCTATGCTGGAAGCTAACCTCCAGCAGCAGAAGCAGATTCGAGAGAGCTACAGCGAGCAGTTCGCGCAGGTCTTCAAGGGCTACGCGGCCCAGTCCCAGACTAACGCGGAACTCGCGGCTACGGCCTTCGATACCTCGTTTAAGGATATGTCCTCCGCTCTGGAGACGTTCGTTACCACGGGCAAACTTAACTTCTCGTCCCTCGCCTCTAGCATCCTCGCGGACCTCGCAAAGATTGCGCTACATGCGGCAGAGGTGCAGATTTTTAAGAGCCTCGGTACGTCTATGGGCTTCTTCAGCGAAGGCGGGGAAGTCGGACATTACGCGGACGGCGGGCACATCTCCGGGGCGGGCACGGGCACTAGCGATAGCATCCCGGCCATGCTCTCTAATGGGGAGTACGTGGTCAAGGCGGCGCAGGCGGGCAAGTACCGTAGCCTGCTGGAGGCCATTAACAACGGGCATATGTCGCATTTCGCCACGGGCGGGGCTGTCGGCTCTGTCCCGGCCAGCACCTCGGGCGGCTCGGTAACTAACCTCCAAATGAATCTCCAGGCGGGCGGCTCTAACGGCCTGTCGCAGGAGGACCTTATCGCCCTCGCCCCGTTATTTCAGAACCTCATAGATAAGCGTCTCGCCCAGCGTATGAACGGGCAAGGCGGCTACGGGTACAAACTGAAGCACGGGCAAATGTAACCTACACAGGAGTAAGGCTGTATGCCAGCTACTTTTCCATATCAGCCTTCCCTAGATGTAGTCGGGACTACTACGTACTCCGTGCGTACGGCCCAGTTCGGGGACGGCTACAGCCAGTCCGTGGCGAACGGTATTAATAACGCCGTGGACTCGTGGCCCCTCACCTTCTCCGGAAGCTCCGCAAAAATTGCGGCAATTAAGGCCTTCTTCGACGCAACACAGGGTTACGTGTCCTTCTATTGGACTCCGCCCTTGGGCACACAAAGCCTATTCCGGGCAGGCCCGTACACGATCCAGCCGCACGGCGGGGACTCGTACACGCTAACCGTAACCTTTACTGAGGTCTTCTCTTAATGGCAGCATTGCAAACCGTAGCCTTTGGCGCGGCCTCGGACGGTAGCCAAGGCGACAGCGTACGCACGGGCTTTACCAAGGCGAATAGTAATACCGCAGTCCTCCAAGCGCAGGCCGCGCTAGTCTCTAATGCTAGTACCATCACCACGGCGCAGGCTCTCACGGTCGCGCACGTAGGCAAGCGGGTAAATATCAACCTCGCTACGTCGGGGACGATTAACCTCCCGTCCGCTGCTACGTGCGCTGCGGATAACGTCCTGCTCCTGCGTAACGTAGGCACTACAGTAGTTACTCTGGCGATTACCGCAGGCTCCGGAGACACTGTAGCGTTATCTAAGCTCAACCCGGGGGAGTCCGTCTCGTTGGATACGGACGGAATCCACGCGTGGAGCGTCCTCCTTCGCGGGCGGTCTAACGCGGACAATGAGACAGTAGTAGGGACCCTCACGGCGGCTAGCATTAGTTCTCCCACGGTAACAGCGGCAGCGCCCCCCGGTATGGTAGCGGCCTTCGCAATGGCGACGCCCCCGGCAGGCTGGCTTAAGTGTAACGGCGCAGCGGTTAGCCGTACCGCGTACCCGGATTTGTTCGCAGCCGTTAGCACGGTCTACGGGACGGGCGATGGTTCTACTACCTTTAATCTCCCGGATATGCGCGGCTCATTCCCGCGTGCGTGGGACGACTCCAAGGGCGTAGACGCGGGCCGCTCAATCGGCTCCAGCCAAGCAGCTAACACGCCCTCACACAAGCACAGGCTCCCTTACGGCCACGATGCAGCATACCTGTACGAGTGGAACGACGCGAACGGACAACCCGCATTCGGTAGTGAGGTTAATACAGGCGCGGCCTATGACAGAATCACACATGCCGCTGTCGGGCAGGGCGGTAACGTACGCACGGCCTACACCGATATTCCCATGAGCGTAACAGGCGAAAACCGCCCGGTAAACGTCGCTCTCGCATATTGCATTAAGACCTAACAAGCCCGCAAACCAGGACCCTCTATGGCATCTAATCTTAAGTACTCCGCAGCATTAAAGAACGCGCAGCAAAACGCGATTACTACCACGCTGGGCGCTAGCGCGGCGTTCGATCTGTACAGCGGCACGCAGCCCGCTAACCCCGATACGGCGATTACCTCGCAGGTTCTCCTTGCCACGCTCCCGTGTAGCGCAACGCTTGCCCCCGCTCCGGCTAACGGCATCCTCACGCTTAACGCTATCTCGAATGGTACGGGCACGGCAGGCGCAGCGGGTGGGACTACGGCTACGTGGTATCGCCTCCGCACCTCGGGCGGTACGGCCCATATCGACGGGACTGTAGGTATCTCGGGTGCAGACCTGAATATCAACAATACAAGCATCGCTACCGGACAGACCGTGAGCGTTACCGGCTACACGTACACGAACGGCAACTAATCTAACGGGGGGCGTAATATGGGTGTCCTGTCAGGCTCCAATACCGTACTAGCGGGCACAGAGACATTCAACCTCTCGTCGCCCGTACAAACCGACTGGATACAGTTTCCCGGCTCGTGGACGGCCCCTAACCGTAAGTCCGGGGGCGGGTCTACATTCGGCCTACCTAGCACGGTGGGCACGGGCACGCTTACTAAGGATAACTTCTCCGGGGTCGGTCCGTTTATTACATGGTCGGACGGTACGCCCACTGCGAGCGCTACGCAGCAGCAGGGCATTATCGTTACGCCCACCACGCCCGCAGCGGGGCAGGGGCTTGGCTTCACGGCCCCGGCCGATACTAGTACGCGCACCATTGAGATTTACTGGGGCACCTATCAGGCTCCGGGGCGTATCCTCGCGCACCTTTCCGACAGCAGCGCAACAGACGTAACGATTAACACAACGTCTCCGGGCGCGGGTAATTCGGCGTATCAAAAGACGACGCTTACCTACTCGGCGAACTCAGCGGGCCAGACGCTCGCTATCACGATCACGATTACCAGCCTTACGAGCGGGCAGGGGCAGGCGTGGCTAGACGCGGCTAAGTACCTTACGGCCAGCGCGTCTTCCTCGGGTTCCGGGGCCAGCACGCAGGCAGCTAACACGGGGTCCGGCTCGGGCGGGGTTTCCGTCTCTGGGTCCGGGTCCTCCACCCAGGCTAAGAACGTAGCGGCAGGCTCGGGAGCGGTGGCCCTCTCGGGTGCGGGAGCATCCACGGGAACGAAGGGCACTAGCTCGGGCACAGGGGGCGTAGCCGTCTCCGGCTCGGGTGCATCCGTGCAGGCGACTAACACGGCCTACGGGACCGGCACAGTAGGCAGCACAGGGACGACAGGCAGCGGAGCCACTACGCAGGCTAAGAACGTCTCCAGCGGGTCCGGGAAGGTGGCCGTGTCGGGCAGCGGCACAGGCCTTCAGAACAAGAACGCAGCCTCCGGCTCGGGCTTCTCCACCACGCCCGCTCCCGCGATTACCGGAGGCATTACCGCAGCCGTCCAGCAGCTTGAACCGGGCGCCCTCATTGAGCTTTTCGAGATGGACTGTACGGATATGGGCGGGGACTTCCTCCGCTTCCATTCCCTGCTCCAGTCCGGCCCGATCGTATGGCAGGGTAACTCGTACGCCCCGTGGCCTATCACGGCTGCGGGCTTCGAGCGGACCGGGGACGCTAGCCAGCCCTCGCCCACAATAACCGTAGCGAACGTGGACGGCAGTATCTCTGCCCTCTGTATCTTCCTCGGGGACCTTGTAGGCGCGAAGGTAACGCGCAGGCGCACGCTAGCCCAGTATCTCGACGGCAGGCCGGGAGCAGACCCTACACAGGAGATGTCCCCGGAGAAGTGGTACGTGGAGCAGAAGACCTCGGAGGATAATCTCCAAGTCGAATTTACGCTCTCGTCCGTGCTGGACTTCTCGGGACGGCAGCTTCCCTCGCGGCAGGTAGTCGCTACGCTGTGCCAGTGGGATTACAAGGGTACGGAGTGCGGCTGGCAGGGAGTTACGTTCTATGACAAGGACAATAACCCTGTCGGGGACCCGTCGCAAGACAGGTGTAGCAAGCGGCTAACCGGCTGCAAGGTCCGCTACGGGGCTACTAACGCCCTGCCCTTCGGGGGCTTCCCGTCTGCTGGTATCTCGGGGACGATCTAATGCACCTCCCGATTTATCTACAGAACGCAATCGCCCGGCACGCCCGCGCGTGCTATCCGGAGGAGTCCTGCGGGCTGGTTATCGACGCAGCACGGTACGTGCCCTGCCTCAATACCTCCTCCACCCCTCGGGAAGCCTTCGCTATCTCGCCCGCAGACTGGGCAGCAGCGGAAGACCTCGGGGATATTACGGAGGTGGTCCACTCGCACCCGGACGGGGCAGCGTTCCCCAGTGGGGCGGACTTCTCTGCCCAGGGGGCTACCGGCCTTCCTTGGGTAATTGTGGCCCTCGGGCCGGACGGCGTGCGGGGCTGGTATGAGTTCGGAGCTTGAGGCCCCACTAGTGGGCTGCGAGTACCGTTACGGCTCGGACGACTGCTACGGCCTCGTAAGGCGCTGGTACTGGCAGACGCGGGGGATTGTCCTCCGGGACTTCCCGCGCGGCGCAGAGACAGCGGACGGAGACGGGAACGCCTTTACCTCCTATTACGCGGAGGCGGGCTTCGTGCCCGTGCCCCTCGATGCTCCTCTAGCGGTCGGGGATATGCTCCTTATGCGAGTAGCCAGCCGGAACCACGCCCCTAACCACTCGGGGGTGTACTTGGGTGGAGATACGCTTCTACACCACTTGCCCAAGCGGCTCTCTATGCGAGAGGGCCTGCCCCGATACCGGGACCGGGTTACGCACATTCTCAGATATAAGGAGGCCCCTTGACAGACCAAGTTAGAACAATCCGCCTGTACAGCAAGCTCGGGGCGAAGTTCGGGCGGGTACATCGGTTCGTGGTTGGTTCCCCTCGGGACGCCCTCCGCGCGCTAATCCGCATGGTCCCCGGCTTCGAGCGGGAGCTTATGACGAGTAAGGACCGGGGCGTTAGCTACGCGGTCTTCGTAGGTAAGCGGAACATCGATGAAACCCAGCTATCGCACCCCAGCGGGGATAACGATATTCGTATCGCGCCCCTCGTTACGGGCCGTAAGGGCGGTATCTTCGCGGCAATCGCCGGGGCCGTCCTCTTTGTAGCCGGGGCAGTCTCCGCCTACTTCGGGAACCCGTACGCGGGCCAGATGATGCTTATGGGCGCGTCCCTCGCGTTCGGGGGTATCTCGCAAATGCTCTCCGCCCACGCAGCAGCCGATAACGGCACGAGCGGGGCTACCAAGACCTCCTACTACTTCAATGGGGCGGATAACGTAACGTCTCAGGGCGGGCCGGTCCCGCTGCTGTACGGACGTATGCGGGTGGGTAGTACCGTAATCAGTATGGGCACTCAGTCCGTAGACGCTTAACAATAGGGTAGAAATATGCCGACACAGGCCGATGATTCGCTTAGTAGTACAGCGTATGCTCAGATTTTGGACCTCATTTCAGAAGGTCCGATCTTTGGCCCCGCTAATTCGGAAACCCCGGCCCGGTCTGTGTATTTTAACGGGACCGTAGTCCAGAACTCGGACGGGTCCAATAACTTCAATGTAAAGCAGCTGGACCTTCGGACGGGCACGCTTACGCAGGACCCGATTAGCGGCTTTGACAGTACCGCCAATGAGGTAGGCGTAGGCGTGGAGCTTAAGGCTTCCGCCCCGTGGGTCCATACCGTAACTAACCTCGCCCTCTCCGCCGTACGCGTTACCTTGAGCGTTAGTGCGCTCTCGAAGACGGACTCCAGCAGCGGGGACGTAAAAGGCTATCAGGTCGCGTACCAGATTCAGCTATCGAAGGACGGCGGGCAGTACGCCACGGTAGTAGATACCTCCTTCAATGGTAAGGCCTCGTCCGTCTACCAGCGCTCGCACCGTATTGAACTCTCCGGGGCTACGTCCCAGTACACGGTTAAGGTTATCCGCCTCACGGCAGACACTACGGACGTGTACACGCAGGACACTACGAACCTCGTTAGCTACACAGAGCTTATCGACGCGAAGCTACGCTACCCCATGAGTGCGGTATGCGGGGTGCAGCTTGACGCCTCGGAGTTCTCCAGCGTCCCTACGCGTTCGTACGATATGAAGGGGCTACTGATTAAGTACCCCAGCAACTACAGCCCGCTTACCCGCGCGTACTCCGGGACGTGGGACGGCACATTTACTACGGGCTGGACTGATAACCCCGCCTGGGTGTTCTATGACCTCGTGCTTAATTCCCGCTACGGCCTCGGCAAGTGGGTAGACGCGAGCATGATAGACCGATACGACTTGTACCAGATTGCACAGTACTGCGATGTAATGGTCTCGGACGGTGCGGGCGGGCTGGAGCCTCGCTTCTCCTGCAATTGCTACATCGGTTCTCGGACGGACGCCTACAAGGTCCTGCAAGACATCGCAAGCGTCTTCCGGGGTATGGCGTACTGGGGCGCGGGAGAGGTGCAAGCCGCCTGCGATATGCCGCTAGATACGGCGTACGTGTACACGGCTGCTAACGTCATTGGCGGGCAGTTTAAGTACGTGGGGTCCTCGCTGAAGACTCGCTACACCTGTGCTGTCGTTACGTGGAATGACCCCGAGAACGGCTACGAGCAGGCAGTAGAGTACGTGGAGGACGCGGACGGCGTGGCCCGGTACGGCATCAATAAGGCGCAGCTTACGGCCTTCGCCTGCACGAGCCGCGCGCAAGCGCAGCGGGTGGGCCAATGGGCGCTCCTCACCTCGCGGTACGAAACCAATACGGTTACGTTCTCCGTGGGGCTGGACGGGACGCTTGCGCAGCCGGGGCAGATTATCGCCGTGGCGGACCCTTCGCGCGCTGGGAAGCGCACAGGCGGGCGTATCCGGTCGGCAAACGGTACGGCCCAGATTACGCTAGATAAGGCTCTGGACGGGACGGCAGCGGGCGATAGCCTTACGGTTATCCTCCCCTCGGGCAAAGCAGAGACACACACGGTAAGCGCAGTATCCGGGGCGGTTATCAACGTCTCGCAGGGCTTCTCCGTGGTTCCGGCTGCGGGCGCTGTGTGGATGCTGGAGAGCGCTACGCTCAAGTCCCAGCTTTTCCGTGTGGCTTCGGTCTCGGAGAAGGACGGGATTACGTTTGAGATTACCGCTACCCAGCACGAGCCGGGGAAGTACGCGGCTATCGATAACGGCGCGGCTATCGACTTCCGGCCTATCACGGGCAACACCCTTACGGTGCAGTCCCCGCCCACGGGCGTAACCGTCTCGCAGTACGTGGTTACGGACCAGGGTATCTCTAAAACCAATATGTCCATCTCGTGGGCGGCTGCGGCTAACGCAGTCTCCTACACGGTCCAGTGGCGTAAGGATAATGGGGACTGGGTTACGGCAGGCACTACGGGCGGGCTGTCGCTGGACGTGAGCAACATCTACACGGGCAGCTATACGGCACGGGTCCGGGCTACGAACGGGCTAGACATTAGCTCCCCGTACGCGTACTCGTCCCTTACCGGCCTCGCGGGTAAGACGGGTGCTCCTCCTGTGGTAGCCAGCCTCTCGGCTAGTACGGATAAGGTCTTCGCTATCAATGTGGCGTGGAGCTTCCCGGCAGGCGCAGGGGACACGGCGTACACGGAGATTTACTACAGCCACACGGCTAACTTCGCCTCCGCTACCGCTATGGGGCGTTACAGCTATCCGACTACCAGCGCTAACCTGCTGGGGCTGGCTGCGGGCTATGACTTGTACTTCTGGGCGCGGCTCGTGGACACTACCGGCAATGTCGGGGCGTTCTACCCGGCTTCGACCGGAGCGGGCGCACACGGGCAGTCCAGCGCGGACGCTAACGCGATCCTTACCTACCTGACGGGCCAGATTACCCAGACCCAGCTAGGACAGGACGTGCTCTCGCCTATCCAGGCTATCCCCGGCATCCAGTCCACCCTTACGGCTACTCAAACGGCAGTAAGCGACGAGACCACGGCCCGTATCACTGCGGACGGTGCGCTCTCGCAGCGTATCGCTACCGTGGAGGCCCAGTACGTTACTCCGCCGATGGCGGGCGGCTCGGATTACGCGGGTTCGCAGACGGCTTACGCAGGCGTGTACTCGGAAGTTACGGCACGCGCGGAGGCGGACCTCGCCCTCTCGCAGAAGACGGATACCGTAGCGGCGCAGATAACCACTACGGCCAGTAACCTAACGGCGGCTATCAACACGGAGCAGACGGCCCGCGTAACTGCGGACTCAGCTAACGCCTCGGCTATTACGACTGTACAGGCTAACCTAGATTCGGTTAATTCGACTCTTAGCGCCTCCGTGCAGACTAACGCTAACGCCTACGCGGACCTTAACGGGCGTGTGTCGGCCTCGTACACAATCAAAACTCAGATAACGAGCAACGGGCGGACGTACATAGCGGGCATCGGCGTAGGCGTGGATAACAGCAGCGGGACCGTGGAGTCTCAGGTACTCGTAGCTGCTTCGCGGTTCGCCATTCTGGACCCTAACGGGACTGCCGTCTCCTCGCCTTTCGTGGTGCAGGGCGGACAGGTGTTTATGTCCTCGGCATTCATCGCGGACGCGTCGATTACTAACGGGAAGATTGGGGGCGTACTCCAGTCTAACGCGGTAGGCGCTAACGGACAGCCTCTCTGGGTTCTCGATAAAAACGGAAGTCTAACTATGAACGGTAATAACGCAGGGTCCGGTTATCTAACCGTTACCTCCCAGCAGGTTTGTGTATTCGACGGCAGCGGGACCCTCCGCGTCCGTCTGGGCCTCTGGTAATGGCTGCGGGTCTTCAGATATGGGACGCCTCCGGGCGTCTCCGGGTGGACTTCACAAGCCGCCTCTCCCGCATTATCAGTAGCGTCTACATAGACGGCTCCGCATCCTCGGGGTCCGTGTCTAATGCGGCCCTGTCTCAGGGCACGCCCTTCCTCGCTTTCCAGCAGGAGAACGTGTGGGGCTACATCGACGGGGACGTACCCCGCCCAAATTTTACAGTGTCCGGTAATACCATCTCCTGGACTTACACAGCCGGTTTCGGCACACATACCCAGCGTATGCGGGGCTGGCTTTTCTATGGGGTGCGCTAATGCCTGCTGGCTTTCAATCCTTCGCGGCGGACGGGTCTAACGTAGTCCAGATTGATAGCGACATAGGACTACCTAACCTCCAGCTACGGACGAAGACTACCCAGACGCTCGCAGCGGGCGGCTTCCAGGTGTACACCATCTCGGACGGCTCTACCCGCTCCTCCTCGGGCTTCGTAACCACGTTCTCCTTCTCCGCTCTTAATCCGCTCGTGGCCTTTGAATGCTCGGGCGGTTATATGACCCCTATGACGTGGAGCAAAAGCGGGAACGGGTACTCCGTAACGGTCGTAGGGACCTCCGGGGCGGCTGTAACTATGTACGTCTTCGATACTAACGACTGGGCCACGAGCAGCAGCCACTACGGCCTTCAAGTCTTTAATGCTTCCGGAGTGCTGGTAGCGGACGCTCTTAGTCCGTTTGCCAAGCCGGTAGGCACTATCCACGGGAACCCCAAGTATGCCTACGGCTCCACGGGCTACGCCTCGGATAGCGGAACGTGGGCAACGTCCCAAGGTAGCTACGGCTTCTCCGTACTGGAGCGGGTGGCTGTGGCCTGCATCCAGCCTGCCTACGTGGTGGGCGCAGGCGCAGGAGGACAGACTAACGCGGGAGTGTACCTCTCGACTTACAACACCGTAGGCGGAACCGTCAACGTCAATATGGACTCGTTCGGAGATAACCGTAACTTTAATAACTATGTCGGCTTCCGTGAGGCCCTTAACTGGGAATTTACGGCTATCGATGTCTCGTATCTGTAATCAATAAAACTAGGATAGGCCCCGTGCCTGTCTCCAATGGAGCCTACATGGGCCTTTTCTCTCGCGCGGCAGAGTCCGCGTCCGGCACGCAAGTAGTAACCAGCGTAGCAGGAGCGGCCTACAGCCTGTCCACCCTGCCCCTGAGTACGTATGTCTCGGCAGCTACCCTCGTTCTTACCTTGTTCTATCTATTCGGCGCACTGCCCCGGATGTGGAGGACATCGGTAGCATTGAAGCGGGGCATTCTTAATAAGGATTGGTCTCTCTGGCAGAAGCTCGGAGACCAGCCCACCCCGACAAAGGATGATTAATGTTCTCTCCTATTGTGGAAAGAGTCCTCCTTGGACTCGTAGGACTGCTAATGGCTGCGGGCGTATGTCTCGCCCTGTACGCAGGCTTCGAGCATAGCAAGGTACAGAAGCAGGAGATGGTAGCGCTGGCCCTAGCTGCCTCGCAGGCCCAGGCGAACGCAGCAGCCGCAGTCTCGGAAGCCTCGGCTACCCGTGCGGCCTTCGAAGCGCAGGCTACCGCCCTCCAGACAGCCCAGAAGACGCACGCAGCAGCTACTACCCGGCTGGCCTCGGCAGTCTCGGCCAACCCTTCGGCGGCTGCGGCTGTAGTGGCTGCGGACGTGTGGGACGCTATCGACGGGGGCAGCGATGCTCAGAAATAACCTAATCGTCTTCGTGCTGCTCGTGGCTACGGCCTGTATGTCCGGCTGCGCTACGGCCCCTGTGGTGCAGGTAAAGGCCCTCACGCCCCCGGATGCTCTGCTGAAGGATTGCACGCACGCCCCCCGCCCAGCGGGCCGGACGGTAGCGGACCTCGCCCAGTGGCTTATCAATGAGCGGGGCCAGCTTGACGCCTGCACGGCAGACAAGGCAGCGCTCCGGACGTGGAAGGCTGGGGTAGCTACTCCGTGAGGTCTACCTACACCGTGCAGCCCTACGGTTTGAGGATTGCATACACGGACACGGTAAAGGAGTTCCACGCCCTCCGGTATCACACGGAGGTTAGCTTCAAGGGAACGGCTGGGGCCTTCGACGGCGGGAAGAAGGTAGACGGGGTAATTGGGGTATTCGACGGTAAGTTAATGACGCTTGTACACGAGTGCGTACACGCGGCCTCTGCCCTGCTCCAGACGTGCGGGATAGACCCGCTCTCGAATACTGCGGAGCCTCTGGCCTACTTGGTGGATCACCTCGTAGCCGTGGGTAGGAAGCGGCTAGCATTGCGCTAGCTCCGTCTGTGGATAACTGCCCTGTGGATAAGTAAGATAGTCCTCACCCATGAGGAGTGTTGCGGAAAAACGACAATCACAGGTGAGGACTAAATGGGCGTTTTCGGGGTAGATAGTCCTCACCCATGAGGACCTATAAAGACTCTATATATTAAAAGCTTTTAAAGTCTCCGGCCTATTCGTCTGATGTGTTGCTCTCCTTGGGGATAACTTCTATCGTCCCGTTGTAGTAGGTGTTATTGACTACGCTATTCGGGGCCTGCGTTATAAAGTTCGCATTGAGGGTAATCTTTACCTCTAAGCCCTTTCCTATCTTCCCGGACGCGGCCAGCCCCTCAAGCTGCTTACGCAGGGCTTCGAATTGGAGCGGGATGTACTTCGCCTCGCCCTGCCCTACTACTTCGCGGGAGGCCTTGTCTACCAGCGGGATAGCCTCTACGAGTGCGTACTCGTTGCCCCGGCTGTCCTTGCCTGTGCTCTTTTGCTTTTTCACGAGACCTAGCTCCACGAGGCGGTTAATAGCGCGGTCTACTGTCGGCTCGGACGCCCCTATGTGGCGGGCTATCAAGTCCCGTCCGGGGTTACTGTAGCCAGCCTCCAGAGAGGCGTAGCTCTTGAGCACCACGTAGACGCAGAAGGCCGTAGCGCCCATCTCCGCGATTCTGTCCCGCTGGACCATCGCCCGTAGGACGTGAAAGAAAAGAGTCTCCGCCTGCACGTTATCCGGCCAGAGTTCGCCCTGCACCTCCTCGGCTTCCATTACCCGCCCCTCCCGTGCTTCGCGGCCCGCTCCTGCTTCAGGGCGGCTAGCTGCCTGCGGATTGCATCGGCCACTACGTCCTTCTGCTTCAGGCGGGTAAGGAGACAGAACTCCCGTAGCTCCTCGGACAGGTCTGTAGGGATTCGCACATTGAGGGGGACGCCTAAATCCGGGCGTTCCTCCTTCGTAGCGGCCCACGCGGGGTAGGCGGGCTTCGCAGGGTCCGGGAGGTGCGCTGATACCTCCGGAGGTGCGGGAGAGGCACTGAGAGGCTGTACGGAGGTCTGGTCCGGGTCCGGAACGGCGTTAATCACGGTGGAAGCCTTCTGTAAGTCCTCCAGTACCGTGCTCCGGTTCGTGCGGGCTGCGGACATTGTGGGCTGGGGCTTGCTCATTTTCCGTAGACCTCCAAGTAGACGGACTTAATCTCGTGGGCTGCTTTCGCGTCGAAGTCCTCGCCCGCCATCTCACAGACGCCCCGGCCCTGCGCCATAGCCAGCTTGAAGGACTCGCGGGAGCCTACTAGCGTGTTGCACCTCGGCAGGAGGTCGGAGAATTGTTCCATCTCTCTAATCATTACTTTAGTTAGACGTTTGCGCGGGTCCGCCTCATTGAGAACCACTTGGGCGTTAATGCCCCGGCCTAGGGTCTTCGTGAGGCTCCCCAGCGCGGCGTACAGGGCGGGGACCGTCCGCAGGTCCGCAGGGGAAGGCTTGAGGGGCACTACGATTGCATCGCCGGCAGCTAAGGCCGCACGGGCCAGCCGGGTATCTTTCCCGCCCACGTCGATAAATACGTCCGTGTAGCCGTCTACGGCGTCTGCCAGCAAGGCCCCGAACTCCTCTACCAAGTCGGCCTCCAGCAAGTGTTTAAGCGTGCGGCCCTCGATACGCTGCACGCCTGCTAGGACGCTACGCTCCTCTACCCACGCTTGGCTAGTCTCCTGCCCGTCTAGGTCCAGAATCACGCACTTGTAATTAAGTGCGGCTCGTATGGCGGCTAGGTTCTGACAGAACGTGCTTTTCCCCGTACCGCCTTTCTGCGCGACTACACAGGTAACACTCATGTTTTATTCCTTCTCGTGTTGGATTGTTGCACGAGAATAGCCTATGCGGCTGGGTAGTACAAGGGGAGTAAAGACAGGCCGCTCTATTACGAGGGATACGGAAAACAAACTAGCAAACTAGCTAGGCGGGTAGCTAGTCGGGGAGAGGCCCGTAAGCCCCTCCGTCCGGCTGTGTTACTTACCTTCGGCTGCGAGCTTCAGGCGTCCCGCAATGTCCGTAGCAATGGCTTGCGTCTGGAGATTAAGCAGGTAGGCATCCGGGGTGCGGCAGTCTGCGCCCATGTGGCCCGCCGTGAGGGTATCCACGTTCTTACCGTCCGGCCCTACGACAATGGGACCAGCACCCAGGCCCGTAATGAAGGCGAAGGCCGCGTAGGAAGCTTGGTTCTCGGCGTTCCGCAGGCCCTCAGTAGCGGAGAACCCTGTAGGGGAGCCGTCGCAGCTTTGGATAGGCGTAACGATGAAAGTATTCTTTCCCGAGACGTGGCCCCGCTGGATGAATACCGTAAGGTCCTGCTGGAATTGCGCGAGGGCTGCGGCTTGGCTCGGGACATCGATAGTCGAAACCATATCGTCCAGCGCGAAATTAACGATAAGCCACTCGGACGGGTCCAGCTTGAATTGGTCCGGAGTCGGGGGCAGGCCGTTGTTTTCGCCCATAACAATAGCGTGCAGCGTGGTTCCGTCCATAACCTGCGCGGTTACGTTCGCGGTAACGCCTTGGGCTGCGAGGGCGTCCGTAAGGCTCTGGACCGTCGCGGCTGCTGCGTCTGAGGCGGAGGCCGGGGCTGCTGCGCTTGCGGCTTCTGAAGCTGCGGCCTTGGCTGTGGCCTTGGCAGGAGCTGCCAGCGCGTTACCGTAGAAGGAGAGGGTGGGGACCTTGGCTACCGGCTGGGCCGGGGTGGCGTCGCTACCTCCGCCTCCGCAGGCTGCGAGGGAGAGGGCAAGGGTTACGGCAGCAGCAAGTTTGTACATTTTGAATCTCTCAGGTTAGAGCCGGTAATAACGGCGGGGAATTGTAATACTTTAGTTACTTCGGTTCCGTTGCGGGAATGGGCGCGGCGTAGACGATGCGGCGTTCGGAGTCTTGATAGCCGTTTGCATACTCACCCTCCGACACATCAATCCAACCATACCCGCTACGCACCTGATACACCGCCTCCTGCCCGCTCACAGTGCGGCGTGCTTCTTCGATAAACGGAAATACGATTCCGCGAATACGTTCTCTGAGTTGCTGTGTCTGTCCATATTCCTCAGCAACTTTTGTCAGAGCGCTTACGAAGTCTCTGATTTCGTTATCTTTCACGGCTTTTCCCCGTCCCGCTCACAGTGCGCTCAGAGGCGTTCTTCACCAGTCCGCGCGCCCGAAGTTGGGCCATAACTTCGCCGGCGATCATCAGGCCGAATCCGATGTGTCGGTCTTTGCAAAGCGCTGAGTCCATCCACAGTTCTGTGATTTGGTCGTCCGTTATCCCGGTTTCAGGTTCATATGCCAAGCATTCAGAAATGCGGGCAAGTTCTTCTGGCGTAGGCGTTTTCACGGGTTGTTCATCTCCTTGTTCTTTATTGCGGCTAGGATTGCGCGGGCAAATGACGCGGCGTTCACACTTGCTCCAGTTCGCCTGTTAATCCAGTCACCCGCCCCAAACTCTTCGATAATCTCCGTCAGCGCCGCATCCTTTTCGGCGTCCGCACGCTCAGGTCGGTGCTCGTACCCGTCGCCCATTGGAACCACTGGGGCGAGGCAGTGACGACATAACAATTTCCCGTCACACTTGAACACGTCCGCACGCTCATTACTCGCGCCTGCTGCGAAGGCGTCCAGCATGGTTTGGACTCGCGCGTGCGGGCCTTTCATCCATGTGTCGAACCGTTCGTAAATATTCGCTGTGTCGGCGTCCGCACGCGTGGCTGATAGCACGTAATCGCGGATCAGCTTCATGCAGTGCGCGTCGGCGGCTGCCGTTGCCCCACTGAGTCTCGATTCATCAAGCGGGGTGCACATACGGTCAAGCGCCAACATTACGTTTTCCGGTACGTCCGCACGCGGGGCGATAGGGGCGGCGTTATGCTCGTTTATCATCAATTACTCCTTGTGTCGTTAAAAGGGGTTCAGGAAAACGCCTTGCGGGCGGCTGCTTCTGTCGAAAATCGACGCTCCCCGCCTCGATTGTCCTTCGCAAGCTGCCCGTCCACGTACACCACGAAGGGGCGCGGGTCGGACCACGCGAAGTTAGTTAGGGACTGCCACGGACGCGGGCGGTGCTTCACTACAATTTTCTTGTCCTCCATGTCCTCTCCTGTTACTTAAAAAGGTGCGGGTGTAATCGTTTGAACTCGTCCAGCTTGGCTGTAGCCTCCGAGAGCCACGGGTCCGAAGCCAGCAGGCGGGCGGTACGCTCGCGGGACAGTCTCCGGAGCAGGGCAAGGAGGCGTCCCATTACGGCAGCATCCGGGCTACGGCACGGGCGCAGCGTTCCGCACGGCCCAAGGAGCGAAGGCGGGTAACTCTGCCCTCGGGTCCGTACACCTCGTACCAGCCTGCTACGTGCTCTACGCGGACTGTGTGGTACTCGCTCTCTACTGTGTAGACGGTCATTATTTTAGGTCTCCTTAAAGTGTGGTGGACAGGCCCGCCGTAGCGGGCGGATAGGTTACGCAGCGGCCCACTTATAAACATCGCAGCCCGAGAACTCCAAGCCGCCGTAATCCTTTACCCGTACCCACGTCTCGTACGAAACCTTGCCGTCTGCCGAAACCACAGCGCGACGATTAGCCGTAGCTGCCGGGAGTGCTGCGAGCTTCGCGCGGATTGCGTCCGTGAGGACTGCCCCCGCTTCCAGAACTACTACGCCCTCCGCTTCCAGCGTGATAACCGGCGCGTCTGCGTAGTCAACGTCATTCGTGAAAATCGAGAAGTCCACTTCCTCACCTTCAGACAGGTACGCGTCGAAAACGTAGCCCGTGGTCCGGTCGATCAGCTTTACGGTTTGAAGTGCGCTCATTTTGTTTCCCCGGTTTGTCTCGCTGCGTGTGCAGCGCATGGGGAGAATGTATTCCCCGCGCCCCTAGCTGTCAACTAATTTCTACGGGACAGTGACAAATAATTTTAGGAGGTCCTATACCGACCATTAACCGGGCTATCGTGGCCCGTATCGCCGGGGCTGCTGCTGTGGCTACCGCGCTCTTTACTGCTGGGTGGGAAGGGAATTCGCCCAAGGTCTATGTAGACCCAGTAGGCATTAAGACGGTCTGCGTAGGGCACGCCTACACAGGACCAGAGGGACAGCCGCTACGGGCTGGAGAGGTGTACTCGGATGATACTTGCAGCTACCTTCTCGGGCAGGACATCCTAACGGCACAGAAGGCCGTAGCTGCTCGGGTAAAGGTTCCGCTGTCGGCTGGAGAGACCCTGGCGTACACAGACTTTGTATTTAATGTCGGCGCTGGTTCGTTCGGGTCTAGCACACTGCTGCGGCTGCTCAATGCGGGTAAGCATGTGGAAGCCTGCCACGAGCTACTTAAGTGGGTGTACGGCGGAGGCCAGAAGCTACCCGGCCTCGTGAAGCGGAGACAGGCGGAGTACACGTCCTGCCTATCGGACTTGTCATAATATCGATTATCGTCTGTAATCCTACACGTTAGAACCACGCATAAACAGAGTCCCGGACCTCGTTAAGGTCTAGCTCTCCGTACTCCGGGAGGCTTGGCAGCTTCGCCTTTCCTTCCGGGGACAGCAAGGCGGTAACGTCATCCGTCCATTGGCGCAGGAGGTCTCCGGACATAAGCTCGATAAACTGCTCGCGGGTCGTATCAAATACGGCCTGACATTGGGCGAACGGTGCGCCAAAGCTATCATGAATCATCCAGAAGTTACGGACGCCTTGGGCGTGCAGTGCATTAACGGACATAGCCATGTGCGAGCTATCCACCCCGTGGACGAAGTTCGGGCTTACTCCTGCTCTTTGGGCTTTTTTGCTGAGTCCGTCCCTATTAAACACAAACGTACGGGTTTTCCGGGTTTCGGGTCCCGCTACTTGGGTGTCCAAGCGTACGCTGCCCGTCTCGTGGCGGGCCTGCTGTACTCCCAGGCCTGCGGGCGTCTTCCAGTGCAACGCTACGCCCTCCTCCGTAAGCACGTCTGATACCGCCTGTAGATAGCTCATAGCGCGAAGCATCCCAGGGGCCACGTCCCCAAAGCATTCGTTTATTTGCGCTGCTAGCCACATAGCCTCCCCGTCCGGTGCTCCCGTCTTCGCCTGCACCTGCTCCCCGAAGGTGTACGTGCCCGCGCTATAAACCTTCGTCATACTCGGGGCCTTCAGCAAGTCCCGGTCTAGCGTCTGCTCGGACCAGTAACGAAGGTGCTCCATATCGCCCGCGTCTGCGGAGTCCACGAGCTTATACAGCCGCTCGGACAGCGCCCCGGCCATCCGCCCGTAATAGTCATCTCCTCGGGGTGCGGGGACCAGATTAACCATTGTGCCCGCGCTGCGGTCTCGGGTCATACCCGCGAGCATCTGCACTCCGGAGCAGCTACCGTCCAGAGCACCCGCGAGGCGGCTACGGAAGCCGGGGCCTTCTGCCTGGAAGGATGCCCACTCGAAGCAGGCCGCGAGGAATTGCCACGGCTTGTCCACGGCTACCGGAACCACACGGCCCCGCTTTACCTTCTGAAGCCCGAAGCCCCCGGCTAGATGCCACGAGCGATTAGCCAGCGGGTCAGCAGCCACAGCCAGAATCTCCGCGCTGCGCTCCAGCGTCCACGCTTCCCGCTCCTCCGGGGTGCGCGTCTGGTAGGAACCGCCCACGATAGCCTTATCGGCCCCCGCGAGGTTACACAGGTGTATAGCAAGCCACTTCCCGCCCTCGCGGCCCAGCGGCGTACCGTCTGCAAATTGCAGGAGGCCTTTACACAGGTCTGCGCCCTGCGGGCTAACTAGACTCGTGGCGGGGTACATTCTGGCCCGCCAATCCAAATTCCACGGGAAGAAGAACTCCTCCACATACTCAAGCTCGGCAATGGCGGACAGGGTAAGAGCGCTGCGGATTGTCTTAGCCCGCTGGACGTGCTCTGCTACATCGTGGCGAGCTTCCATGTAGCGGCCCAGAACCATACTACCGCCCACGTCCTCCGCGTTCGTATTGAAGGTGCGGGCCACAGCCAGAACTTCCCGATTAACTCGGAAGGCCGTCTCCTGCAAGGCGTTAAGTGCAGCGACGATTACCGGGGAACCGATAGGGTTAGGCGTGCCCCGGACTGCTTGTACGGGCGAGTGGAGATACCCGCCGTGCGTGGCTGTAGTCGTCCAAGGGACCGGACGGACCAGCATCGGGCGACGCTCGGAGAAGTCCACAGCCACGCCCCCACCCAGAGCGTCCTCCATAAATTTAGGCGTGAGTGTGTACGTATTCGGGTTCTTTCTAATGCCCCCCATAAACGCCTTGGGGACGGCTCGGTTTTCCTCCAGCCACCCCGTAGCAGCGCAGAAGTGGTCTAGGAGGACCAGGGCGGCTCGTTCGTAGCCGAAGTCCCCGTACTCCGCAGCCCCGTGGGCGAGGCCGCGAAGACGCTTGCCCAAGTGGCCCGCGAGCGTCTGCACGCTTAGGGGCCGGTCTGCGTCCGCCATACGCCCCACAAAGGAAACCACGGCGTCCCACGTAGCCTCCGCCTGGGCATCCACAGAGAGGGCGTTAATCGGATTGTACTTCCCGCCCTTGTGCTCAATCTTCGAGACCTTCCGGGCCGTCCGCTTGCCCGTCTCCAGCGCTGCGCGGAAGGCGTCTAGGCCTGCCTGCAATGCGGGGACGTTGAGTGCTTCTGCGTGCTCCGCGAGGGCTTCCTCTGTGGACACACGGCGCGAGCTTTCCGCCTCTCGGACCAATTGACGCAGGACCAGCACAGACTTTCCATCTTCTTGCAGCTTCTCAACGTGCTTACGGGCAAAGGGCCGTACTTCCGGAATCGCCTTAATCTCTACTGCTGCTGCTTGCTCTCGGCTGCGCTGATATTCTGCAATGGTCTGCATCGGGCCTCTATGTGGATTTATTCGTAGGCGAACTCGTAGTAATCGGCTTCGAGTTCCTGTACTAGCTTGTGTAGTTCGATCTGGGGCAGGTACTCGCGGGCCTCGTAGACTCGCTCCCGTGCTCCTCGGGTGTCGCCCGTGAGAAGGGCGCAGGCTATAAGGTCGTAGAAGGCGCGGTACGAACTCACGCGGAGGACTTCTGCGACGCTCAAGCGTTATCCTTAATGGTGTAATGCTTCGGGGACTGGCTAGCGTGCTTTTCTTGCAGCCGCTTAACGTGCGGGGTGTACTGCTTCAGGAACTCGCAGAAGCCGTTCTTAACGTTACGGTCATCAATGAGGGTTCCCGCTGCTTGTGCTCCTACTAGAATGGCGCAGCAGGCTAGGACGTGGCCCAGGTGCGGGATACCGCTATCCTCGTCCGTCTCCTCCCCGGAGAACCACTTCGCTAGATGCCTCATTGCTGCGTCGTAATAGATGCTTGCTCGGACCGGGGCCACGAGGTAGTTACTGCGGCCGTACTTGCCTGCGCCGTCCAGAAGGCCCAGCGTCCCGAGTACCGTAGCTTCCATCGGCCAGAGGTGCATAGGGACCTTCGAGCTACCGATAGAGTCCTTCGGGTTCGGGTTCTTAACCTCTGCCTGCCGCTTCGCGTACTGGGCCAGCGTCTCGCCTACGAAAATGTCTAACGGCAGTCCTTGAGTACTAGCCATACTTCCTCCGCATCTTCTTAACCTTCATTGCCTTGCGCTCCTCGAATCGGTCCCGGTCTACGAGGCCCCGCTCCTGAAGCACAATAAGAAAAGCCGCCATATCGGCGGCCTCGTCTGTCAGATTCTTTAAGCTCCAATCCCCGCGAGCTTTCTTCATTGCGGCTTGTATGAACTCGCCCGCCTCCTCGGCAGCGTGGATTAGGAGCTTTCGCATTAACTCACCAAAAGGTTAGCCTTCTGTGCTTTAGAATTGACCGTGAGACGCCCACGGCTCCACGCTCCGCAGCCTTGGCAGTGATAGCGCGGATACTGTCCGACTTGGGTATAGCGCAGGCCCTTAAGGTGTACGTGGTCGCTGCCACAGTGCGGGCACTTGGGGCTTTTGCTCGCCTTCTTATCGTAGTTACCTACGTTCGGGTGGCCTTGCATCCACGGGCGGAGGATAAGGTAAAGCTCCTCCAGCGAAACCACGTCCGCGATGTTGTATTCCCGCATCTCGTCCCACGCTTCCTGATTACCAGCAAGGCACTCTTTCCAAAGGACGAAGCCGGGGAATTTAGAATGCTTGAGCTTCTTTGCGGTACACAGTTTGTCCGTCAAGAATTCGAGCTTTGCGGAGGTCATCGCAAAATGCTTCCGCGTCTCTAGCAGCGTATCCACTACCTTAAACGGGGACGTGGGCGGGAGGCCCAGCAGGAGGAAGCGGGCTTGAATCTTCCGCACGTCAAACGACTTACCGTTATGGGCTACTACGATGTCCGCCTCGTTAAGGAGCTTCCAGAGGCGTTTAACGATACGGCTATCGTCTTCCTTGTTCCGCTGCTTCGAGTTATCCGCGTACAGAATGCGGGGGTCGTCCAGCCACTTAGCGCAGTACGAGAGGATGCACCACTCCGCGTTAATCTGGTTAAGGCCTACGTTCTGCTTCCACAGGGACCACACATAACCCAGGACGGGGCTTGTCTCGATGTCGAGTACGAGGATACGGGGCTTCTTCATTGCGCGGCTTCCTTTTTAGCTTTACGGCGTACAGCAGCGCGTTTCTTCGCAGCCTCTTTCTTTTCTTCGGGGGTCTTGTGCAGCGGGTGGAATACGAAGCTCGGGTTAAGCTCGTAGTGCTCGATGTAGGCAGCGCACTTACGCAGGAATGTAGCCGGGGCTACTCCGCCTCCGCAGCGGCCCGCCCAGTTCTCTACGCGGCCCAGCACCGAATTAACCCAGCGGGGAAGCGTCGCGCGCATCATGCCGGACTTGTGGCAATGGTCCGCCGCTACGTCCTCTGTCATGTACCAACCTGTGATAGGGCATTTACCGCCCTGCTGTGCCTTCTGCTCTGTCCGCCATGCGGCTAGCTCAGTGGCCTTTAATTTTCTGAAGCTCATTAATCCCCGTGGTTACGCGCTGCTGCAATCTCTCCAGCGCTCGGTTAATGTGAGGGCACGGAGGGAACGCCTCCGCTATGTTCGCTATGCTGGCCTGGGCGTCCGTACGCAGCCACAGGAGGCCCGCTTGTTCTACGAGAGCGTCTGCCCAGTCCGTCCCGTAGTGGGCGGCGTAGGCGGTCTGTACGCGGTCGTAGGCGTCTTCCGTGCAGGTAGTCCCAGCGAGGTACTTCTCCGCCCCGGCCTCTCCGCACTGCTTCCCGAATAGCTTGGGAATGCCGGGGATATGGTCCGCCGTATCGCCTTGGAGGAGCTGGAGCCAGAACCACTTAAGGCCGTACTGGAGGCCGTCCTCGCCCCGCACGTCATACGCCCCAGGCGGAACCTCTGTCCGCTCCCACGTCATCCAGTTAATGTGCAGGCCGGGGAGCATCCGGAAGTCCTTGTCCCGAGTGCTGATAGCGATATGCTCAAGGGTGGAGCAGTACGCTACCCCGTCGTCCGCTTCTCGCGTTACCCAGACCTTCGGGCGGAACTTAGGCCCCTCGTAATGCTCCAGCACCTCGCGGAGATACGCCCAGTTACGCGGCTTGCGTCCGCTGCGCTGCCCTTGGTAGGGCTTGACCGTTGCGATTAGGTAGCGGTGGGCCTTCGTGCAGCCGGAGGCGGACAGGTGGCCTACTACGCTCTCGGAGCCTGTGAGTAGCCGTGTGGTCTCGATACGGCCAAAGGCGTTTTGTCTCGCCTGCCCCGGTAGCGTGTCGTCATTGCCGGAAGCGAAATAAGCCAAGTAATCTAGGTCCATGTGCAGGACCCTTCCGGGCACTACAGCGGGGAAAGTACCCGGTCCAAACTGGGGCTTATCCTCCGCTGCCTGTTTTATTTTGGCTGCTAGTCTCGCGTCCATTGCCTCCCCGAGCGGATGTTAGTTACTTGCCAGCGGCTAATCCCGAACTCCGCGCAAAGCTCGCTAACCCGTTTCGCGCTACCTCGGATTACGTCCGCCTGCTCTGCCGTGAGCTTCTGCCTCCCGCCTACCCTGTTACGGTCTCGGGAGTCCCGCATGTTGTCGGAACGTGTGCCCCAGTAAAGATGTGCGGGGTTACAGCAGAGTTTGTTGTCGCATGAGTGGCAGGCGTGGTAGCTCGTGCCGTGCGGGAAGAACGGCCACGCCTCTAACAGGACTGCCCGATGTGCCCTCTGTGGTTTTCCGTTCTGGTTAATCTGGCCGTAGCCGGTGGAGGAAAGGCTCGCCGTCCAGGGCCAGCACTCCCCCGGCCCCCGAACATCGATCTTCGCCCAGAGGCGGGCCAGAAACGAACCGCGAACGTACGCGGCTCTAGCCATTAACCGATAGCTGCGAGCGGGTCCGCTGCTGCGTCCGTCCACGGCGCCGGGTCTTCCTCGCGCTCCGGGTTCTCTGCGTCCGGGAGGTCCGGCTCTGCTCCGCCTGCGGCGACAATCGCGGAGAGCGAGTGAGTACCCCAGTTCTTAGCGCTGCGGATTTTGTTCTGAATCACGTTCTTGCTGCGGGCCGGGGCCGTAACCTTACCGGCTTCGTCCTTACGCTCCGGGTACTCGCCCTCGATGTACAGGCTGTCCCACATCTCCTTATCCGCGTTCTCCCAGATAAACGCCTTGAGGTCCGTAATTGCCGGGGCCACTGCCACGGGGACCCGCTTCCCGCTCATGGGGTCGTCATACTGCGGGCCGGTAATGCGGTAGCCGTCTCCGACCGGGAGCGTATCGTTACTGCCCTTCAGCGTGGCGTACGTCTTCTTACCGTCCTTGCTTTTCTTGTGATACACGGAGACGAGGAAGGCCTCGCCCAGAAGCTCCGCCATGTGCGTAGCCTTGCCCGCGTAATTCATCGCAGCGAAAATCTTAAAGAAGTTCGCCTTATCGCCCAAGGCCAGATTCTCGTTAATCGTAATCCG